GTGGCCTGTCTCGTCGAATTACGAGGCGAGATATTGGAGGACAAAGACAAGGCGTGCGCCGAAGAGCGGAAATGCCTCGGCATGGTGGACGCCACGCGCATCCTGCATGAGTTCGCCTGCTCCTGTCTGGAGGATATGCTGCACGCCGAACGGAAGGCCGGGCGCGAGCCCGACCCGCGATCGTGGAAGGCCGTGCAGACTAAGCGGCGATGGTTGGCCGGTAAGGCTACCGACGAAGAACTGGACGCAGCCGGGAGCGCGGCCGCGATCGCGGCCTGGAGCGCGGCCTGGAGCGCGGCCGAGAGCGTGGCCGAGAGCGCGGCCTGGAGCGTGGCCGAGAGCGTGGCCGGGAGCGTGGCCGAGAGCGTGGCCGAGAGCGCGGCCGAGAGCGCGGCCTGGAACGCGGCCTGGAACGCGGCCAGGAGCGCGGCCAGGAGCGCGGCTGAGAGCGCGGCCGAGAGCGCGGCCAAGCGTGCGGAAGCTATAGCTCGGAGCGCGACTACGGCCAGGCATGCCCACAACCGGAAGCTCAGCAGACTACTGCTTGATGCCATGGGCCGCCGGGCCGATGGGACTAAACTGTAACTATCTTGGGCTCCGCCGTCGGCCATGGCCGCTTGTCGCGGCCGTGGCTGGCGGGGAGTTTTGTCGAAAAGGTGAAGGACGATGATGATAACGAAGAACGTAGGCTGTTATGACTTCTGTCATCCAACCGCAAAAGAGTGCATGATTTGCATAACGCTGCCACCGGATGCTCCCAGCACGAATCTGAGTGCAATATGGGCTGACGGCGAGGAGCCGGACATTGACGACATGCCGCCGAGCGAGGTAACGGAACTGATCTCTTTGAGAATAGAGGGATATCTCCTGTCCACCTCGCGGGAGGAAAATCGCAAAATCATTGACTGGATTCGGGACAAGGCCGATTGGCTGGATGCAATGTGGGCTCGCGAGGAAATCGAGCGACTCATCCGACAGACCGCCAAGCTCACGGATCGCATAACAGCATTACGGCAGGACTTTCTCTATGATGAATGACACTGAAATCAGAGTCGCCGAATTGGTCCACTGGTCGGAATCCCGGCGAGTCGAGACCAAGTACGGACCCCGGAACCTCCGGAGTGCCAAGCCGAACGAAGAGTTCTGGGCGGCCTGGAAGTCGGACAAGCAAACGCTGAGAGATGCCGGCATCTCTCTTGGCAAGGACCGGCAGACCGGCGAGTGGGAAGCCTGCTGGTGGCAGCCGATCGCCAAGGAAGAGGCCGAGAACATCGAGGCAGTCCAAGAGGCGTCTCGGGCTACGGATGCCGACATAGACATTCCTTGCCCGGAGGGGCTGGAGTATATGCCATTCCAACGTGCCGGGATAGCTTACGTTGCCGGAAAAGCGCGTTGTGCCATCTGCGACGAAATGGGATTAGGCAAAACAATTCAGGCAATAGGAATCATCAACAACTCGCCTGAAATCGGTCAGATACTCGTGATTTGCCCGGCATCCCTGCGGCTCAACTGGCAACGGGAATTGGCCAAGTGGCTTGTCCGGCCAATGAAGATTGCTGTGGTCCAGGGCGGCAAGGCGGACGATTGGGAGAAGTCTGGTGCCGATGCCGCCGACGTGCTGATCGTCAATTACGATATCGTCAAAAAACATCGGACGCGGCTGGACGCCCGGGGCGAATTCGATTTGATGATTGTTGACGAGGCCCACTATCTAAAGAACCAGAAGGCCCAACGGACCCGGGCAATCTACGGGAACCGGAAGTCGCCCGGAATCAACGCGGCCCGAACACTGTGCCTCACGGGTACGCCGATGGTCAACCGGCCGATCGAACTATTCTCATTCCTCCAGCACGCGGACCCCAAGGGATTGGGCCGGAACTTTTTCGCCTATGCCAAACGGTATTGCAATGCCCACCGCAATTCCTACGGATGGGATTTCACGGGAGCCAGCAACCTTCCCGAACTCCAGCGCAAGTTGCGGGAGAAGTTTATGGTCCGGCGGCTTAAAGCCGACGTGTTGACCGACCTGCCAGCCAAACGTAGGCAGGTGATCGAATTGCCCCAGAATGGATGCTCGGCGGCCGTCAAAGCCGAAGCCAGGGCGGCTGCTCAACACGAGGATAGCCTGGCCGAACTCCAGGCGGGGGTCGAGTTGGCCAAGGCATCCGACGATCCCGGGGAGTACAAGGCGGCCGTGGCCGCACTCAGGAAGGCATCTGGCATCGCGTTCGGTGAGATGGCTCGGGCCCGCCACGATCTGGCCGTGTCCAAAGTGCCGCCCGTTATCGAGCACCTGACGACGATTCTGGAGGGCGGCCAGCCGGTCGTGTGTTTCGCGTGGCACAAGGACGTGATCGCGGCGTTGGGCGAGGCGTTTCCGTCTGCCGTCTCGATCACTGGGGAGACCAAGTTGGCGGACCGCCAGAAGGCAGTTGACGATTTCCAGGCCGGGAAGTCCGATCTGTTTTTGGGGAACATCCAGGCGGCCGGCGTCGGAATCACGCTCACCCGGTCCAGCCACGTTGTATTCGCGGAACTCGACTGGACGCCAGCCGGATGCTCGCAAGCCGAGGATAGGTGCCATCGGATCGGGCAAACTGACTCGGTACTCGTCCAGCATTTGGTAGTGGATGGCAGCCTGGACGCCACCATGGCCCACGCTATTGTCAAAAAGCAGGCTGTCCTTGACGCTGCCCTGGACGATCAGACGGATGTTGAGCCGGTGGCCCCAACACGCGAGAGGCCGAGTACCGTGATGATCGGCCGAAATGAGATCGCGGAAGCCGCGGAGCACATCAGCGACTCTCAGCAAGCGGCCATCCATAAATGCCTTGCGATTCTGTTGACGAATTGCGATGGGGCACGGGCACGGGATGGGGCTGGCTTTTCCAAGGTGGACGCCCGGCTCGGGAAGTCGCTGGCCGCGCGGCCGACGATCACGAAACGGCAGGCCGCGCTTGGCCTGAAACTCTGTACCAGGTATCGACGCCAGTTGCCGGGAGATTTGAGTCGCGCGGCTGGTGTCCGCGAAGCGAAAGGGACGCAATGAACACTATCCACACAATCATCGGAATTCTGCTGCTCATCGTCTCAGCGGCGGTGTTGGCTACGGTCATTTGTTGCGGGATGCACCCATAAGAATTGCCGAGAAATCGGCGGGAAGGAACAAGTTATGGCTTGTATTGTAAACATGGACTATCGAGACGGAAGGCTCGCTCGTGTAACTGCAAGCAACGTGGGGAGCATTGTGGTAAACGATTGTCTGGACGGAAAGGACGCGGAGCCATTTGTCGGTATCCACTTTGTCGGCCAGCCGATGCTTAGTGGCTACCTCACGCCAGAGGTAGCCAGAGACTTGTACGCGACGCTGGCCAAGATATTCTCCAGGGAAGGAGTCGATCATGGTCAAACGTGAAGGATGTCCGTCCTGCCGGCCTGACCATCAGTCCGCAACCAGCTACCAAGGCGGTTATTGCTGCCCGTTTTGCGGTTGGACTCCGCCGAGCGGTGAGCCCGACCGGTTGGAGCACATCCAACAGTCCCTCACCGAATATGCGAAGGACCTGGACGCCCACAAGGCGGCCATCGACAAAGCGGCAGCCGAGATAGCTGAGTTGAGAACGGAAATCGACGAACTGATCTCAGATTACAGGGGAGAATGATGCAATGCTGCCAGTGATGACCCGAGCCCAACGTAGGGCTCGGCAGAACCGAGACGCCGGATTGCCTCCAGAGGCGTACGATCCCGACGTCGCAAAAGGGGATGAGGTGCGAGTCGAAACAGTCTCCGACGAGCCCTTTTGCGTAGAGACATTCGCTGCCCAAGTATTATCGTCACTCGACTGCGGCGATTACGTGCTCGTGAACTATCGACGGTCGGACACCCAGGAAATCGGCCAGGCCAGGATATTCCGGGCCGGCCCACCGGATTGGGGCGTGACCGAATTCACGGCCATCCACCGGGCCGGTCGTCGCGAACCGGAGCCGCAGACCTGCCCGCTCTGCCTGGCGTGGTATACTCATAGCTCCAGGGCGACCTGCTGCCCGCGATGCGAAAGGGAGCGACAATGCCAATCCTGAAAAATAGACGAATCAGGCGGGCCCGGGCTGCCATCCTCAGCCGGCGTGAGAAGCGGGAGCATTACATCCGGGCAATCGAGGAGTTGGCGGCACTCGCCGTCCAGGCGATAGACACGCCGACTTTCGAGAATCGGAGCGCTTACGTCCGGGACTGCCTGACTATGATCCGGGAGAAGTCACTATCGCTCGGAGCGAAATGATCGCAGTGGAACATGAAAAACGATCTGATTGACGGCAATAGCGTTGCGTTCGCTGACTACCGAGACCATCTCCCGGCACGGGCCGCCGATTTCCCGCCACGGGAGATTGTCCGCAGGCTATCCGCCCTCAAATCCTATGGATGGCAACATGATTTATGCCAATGGTGCGGCCGGGACTTGTCGGAATACGGCGTCAAGGCCGAGCTGCACCACATCATCGGTGGTGGCGGCCGATCGGACGAACCCTGTAACCTGATAATGCTGTGCAATGGATACCACGGCTGCCACGGGAAGGTTCACGGGAATCTATCTGGTATAATGTACGCCAAGTGGAAGACGGACCGCAGCAACACCGATTGGGTCCGTCTGGCGATTCTCTATGGAGCCTTTTTGCCGGAGCCGAAAAATGCCTGAACACTCACCTGTGCCCTGGAAAGCCGTCGAACAGGGCGGCCGATTTATTGAGGATGCAAACGGCAAGATCGTCGATATCTACGCCAATATCGCCAATCTTGAACGTGTAGTTGCATGTGTAAACGCTTGCAAAACATGCCCCACGGAGCAAGTAAGAAGGGGAGCGATGGAGTGGACCCAGGAGTTCTACGACCGTTAATCCCGCCGGGTCCGTCTGGCGATATTATACGGGGCGTTTCTGCCGGAGCCCAAAGAAAATGGTACTCACGTTTGAGCAAGATTGGCGTCGCCATGGAACCGGCAGGCGGTTCAACTGGAGGCCAGCCTGGTTTACCGGCTTGTGGCGAGACAAACGCACATGGCGAATCTGCTGGGGATTGTGGAGCCTCGCATATTATCCGGAACTGGGTCTTCACGATTTCTTCCGATATATCGAAGGTGCAAATACTCAATGGTACACTAAAAGCCCTCCCGAACACTCGAAGCACTAACCGAACGAAAGCCATGTTAGAAGAAGGACTATCAAGGGAGGATGAGATGCGAGACTGGAACGTCCGGTATTCGCCGACACCGGAAGAGATTGCACGCTTGACGCACCGGCTGAAAACGGGGCAGCTGCGAGTCGCTCGGAAGGGGCGGAACGAACTGGAAGTGACTGAAGGCCCCGCGACCAGAGCTTTCGAGGACGATCAATGAGTTGGAATTATCGCATCGTGAAGTATGGTTGCGGCTGTGGCTACGGCCTCCACGAGGTCCATTACGATGCCAAGGGCCGCGAAACAATGATGGGAGACCATCCGGCGGGATTCGTCGGAGATACAGCGGAGGAGGTGCGTGATGCTTTGATGTTGGCCAAAATGGACGCCACTCGGCGGCCGATATTTCAAGAGCCAAAAGCGTGGGTAACTCCAGAGCGGAAGCGGCTGGCTGAAAGATTCAACTCCGAGGTGCCTGGATAATGGAACGAATCATCACGCCAAAGCGGGTAGCAGACCAGCACCGGCACGCCGTCACGGCCAAATGGCTCCGCAACGTACGCCATTGGGGCCACGCCTCCCAATTGATCTATTCGGCGGAAGTCCCGGTCGATGTCGTCTTCCTAGAACGTGGCCAAATGCTCTACCAATGCCAATGGAGAGGAGCTTGGGTGGCCACGTATTGCCTTGAGACCCAGGAACTTGCCCTTTACCTGCCGGACCTGCTGGAGCGGGCCGTCGAATTGATGACCGCGACCGAGCAGATGCGACACCGGGAAAAACTGCCCGATATTGATGTTGTGCAGAAAATTCGGAAGCCGTATACTGGAGGCGAACCAAAAAAGAAGCCCGGCGACTGAGACCGGGCTTGAATCACAAGGCAACACGAGTGCCAGCGTGATCGGCCACAAAGGTATGCTAGAGGTACCCCCGTGACACCCCTAATTCTACCACGAACATCGAACGATACAAGCCGTAATGGCTCCGATCGTCGCTCTTTCCTTTCGGGCCCTGCCACCTGCATACTCACGGGTGGCAGGGTTTTTTCGTTGATGGGGGGCGAAAATGCTCCCTAATAGCGCCTGGATAGCCTCCCGGAAACGACGCCAACGGCAAAAATGGGCCCTGTTTGTAGGGTCTATTCTCGCCTGCTTCGCGGTCCTCGCACTTGGAATCTATGCGTCCTACGACCCCCAAAAGCAGGGGGCGGGCGACATTCTGGCCACGATTGCCACCGTGGGGTTGGGGCTTGCCGGCCTGCTCCTCGTCGTTCTCTGGTGCTTGTTCTGGCTCGCGGTGCTCGTCGGCTACATCCTGCTGCCATTCGTCGCAATCGGTATATGGCATAATACTCGTCGATCTGAGCGGTATGCGCGTCCACCTCTTCCACCCCCAACCTTGAGGTGATCGAAATGCCCGCGGAACTGCAACTCATGGACGATGCGGCCAAGGTCAGCGTGGTCAAATACGTCGTGGAAGGCGAATGGGCATCTTTTTGGCTCCGCGCAAAATTCGGCCAGAACACCGTAAGCATGTTGCTGAGCAACTCGTTGACCCACGAGCTTTCCGCCGAATTAGTCCGGCGCCTCGGGCCACCCGCCCACCCGAATTCAGACTCAGCAGAACAATCAGCAGCACCATCATGGGAAGCGAATTCTGGAATAGAGGATTCGGGCGAACTAAAATTGTTCCGCCAAACGTGGCAAGAGATCCTCGCCGCATTTGGGGAAGAGAACACTTCCCATGAGAAAATCATGGAAATCTGGTCGATCATCGTAACCCACCACCACAAAACAACACAACCGAAAGCTCCAAATCTGCCCGACGAACGGGATCGGGCTTACAGGCTCAAACTGCCAGACTAATACCCGTTGATGCAATGAATCGCGAGTCGGTAAGCCAGGCCCACGGGCAGCGGCGAGAACGATCGTGAGGACCCAATGGCACGAAATCCGGTGACGGTGCCCACCTAGGTCCCAGCAGAGCAAGGTGCGGCTTCTGGGGCGGTCCTTTTTGCAGACAATATCTAACAGGTCATCCGGTCAACTGCGCGCTCAGCACCAAAACGGAATCGGACACCTATGGGCCGTGAACTACTACGGTCCACAGACGTTCCTTGAAGGGCTCTGGTATAATCTCAAACGTGAACCCTACCAAGCAACAACGGCGACTGTTCTACAAGGGCTTGCTGGCCGGCAATCCTCCCGCCCCGGTGGAGGTCAAGTTGGAGGAAGAATGTCTGGTAGCCCTGATCGCCTCCCGGAAATGTGCGGAGTATGGTTTCAAGTTTCTCCGGGCAGGCGACTTTACGAAACAGGAACGGAAGGCCAAGTTCCGGGGCTGGCGGAAGGCGTGGCTGAAGCACAAGCTCGATGTGCCGACGGGGGAGTGTTCGGCTGAATTCACGGAGTTGTGCCGGCAATTGCGGAGCCTGAATGTCCGGCGGTGGATTAGAACGCTTAGTTGGCGGTACGTGGGCGCGGCGTACCAAGGTCCGGTCGCTGATTGGCTGGAACTCGTCGAACGGACGCATGGCGAGCTGAAGCGCAGGCTTGGCTGATGGCCCGTAAATTGACGGTTGGCAGTCTCTTTTCTGGAGTTGGCGGCCTGGAGGTGGTGTGGGCCGGATGATACTTTCTTCTCTTCCTCCCCCCGTTCTGGGGTGATAGTGGGTTGGCGACGCTGCCGTTGCCCCGATCCCTTGCCGGCAGGTAGATTGGTGGGATGAGAACTTTCATGCGCCCCCCCCCAAGGAGCCCTCGCCGTGGCTGCCAAATTCCGTTCAATGCTGCTCCCGGCCGTCTGGGTCGCAATGCTGATTTGCCTCGCCTGGATTGGCTCGTTGCTGGCCACTCCTCCGCCTATTGGACACCTTGGCCCGGTTGTTGCGGGAACCCCGGGTTATCCGACCCAGACTGTTGACGGGCAACTTCGGCCTGTCGGGTTCCGGCAACTCACCGATGTTTCCGGAGTGACGTCGCTTCCGACGGTGTCGGGCGCGGAGCTTGTGCTTATCCAGGCCGAATCGCAGAATATCCGGATTCGCGATGACGGGGTTGCGCCGACGACCACAGTTGGTTTCGCTGTGTTCGCGGGAGATACGCTTTGGTACAACGGAGCGGACTTGACTGACCTCCAGGTGATCGAGGAGGCGGCTTCCGCGACGGTCAACCTACTTTTCTACGGCTATTGACAGGTGGCGCCATGAGACGCTTTGCCGCGTTCCCGTTGCTTGCACTTTTCGTGGTAGTGTGCTTGACTGTCGCGTCGGCAGTCTACCCGGTTGGGTATAGCGGCCGGGGGAGCAAGGCGGAGATCGACGGAACCACAAATGCTCTCCGGATTATAGAGTATGAGCATCACGAGATTCATAGTGGCGCGTCTTTTACGGTTGACTATTCCGAGACGACTGCCAACTCCGACGATGATCGGACGATCATTGGGCTGACCACCCCGGACACAGCAAGGTGGGTCCATGTAATCATCACCATAACGGCGGTCGAGGCGGCGGAATTCTTAATCTATGAGGCTCCGACCTTTACCGCGGGCGAGGGCACCGATCAAGCGATCTACAACCGAAATCGCAATAGTGCCACGACCAGCACGGTCCTAAACCAGGACGCGACCCCCGAGGTTGCAAAGGTGACCACATACGACGAAACCGAGGCCGTTGGGCTGGACTATTCTGGCGGCACGTTGGTCGAGTACGTGCTCTTGTCGGCCGGTAGTGGCCCTCGGCAGGTCGGTGGAACGAGTCGCGGCTCCCAGGAATGGGTGCTTAAGCAAGACACGAGCTATTTGTTCATTCTCCAGAACGTCGGGGCCAGTGTGAATACTCATGTAATCAATCTCTCGTGGTACGAGCACCAAAACAGGTAAGTGAGGAGCAGCAAGGTGACTACTGAGGACGTGAATCGGATACACGATCGGATAGATCGGCTCGATGAAAAATGGGGCAAAGAATGGTCTAAGCTGGCAGACTCCGTGAACGCCGCAAGCGAGATGTTGGCGACAGAAGTGGCTCTGTGCCGGAGCTGTCGCCGCATGGTGATGGGGAACGGTCGCCCGTCTATCGACAAACGGGTCAACACGTTGGAGACCCTTCAGACCGCCAGTTCCAAATGGTTTACAGTCGCCGTAGTGGCGTCCGCTTCCTTGGTCTCCGGTGTGGTTGTTGCCATCGTGGGCCATATCTTGGGATGATTACAAAACGAACGCTAGAACATTGAAGGGAGAACAATCGTGGAACAATACAGACAGCAATCGTCGACCTTGGTTGGCGAGCAGCGGATACCAGACCTGAGCGCCGTGCAGAGCTTGACGATCCCAGATCGTGCTGAGACTGCACAGGTTCAGGCCCAGGGCGGGAATGTGCGATTCGGGTTGGACGCCGATCCTGGCTCTGCGGCTGGCGGGCTGATTTATGACGGCAACTGGCATGATTTCGTGGGCAAGAAGCTCGGCGACCTTCGATTCGTGGAGGGTGAATCTGGCGCCGGGATTTACGTTCTTTACGGTCGCGGCTAAACGCAGAATGGAGGAGAGTCGGATGAAAAAGGTATCGCTTTTGTGCGCCTTGCTGGTTGGCCTGGCATCCGTGGTGTTGATCGCGGCGTCGCCGCAGGATTATGCCCACACGCAGTTCTTGGTCCGTCAGATGGATACGGAGTGGCGGCCTCTTGTTTACCCTCACCACAGGCAGAGCTACATTCCGGTGGTGACGGCGGACAATAAGGAGACGCCATTTACATTCGAGCGGGCGAGTTCGCCGTTGACCACCCCGACAAACGTGACTGGGGACACTGCCGGTGACGGGCTGCACCCCGACGTGGTTTACATCCCGGGCGGCTGGCCGGCAACCGGTATCAACGCCGGCAAGCGGTGGTGGATGGTGTTCACGCCGTTCCTGGCGTCTGACACTATTTACGAAAACCCCACTGTGCTGTGTTCTGATGACGGAGATACGTGGGCCGCCCCGCAGGGGTTGCTGAACCCGATAGGCGCTGCGCCGGGTGGTTCATATTTCAATTCCGACCCATGTTTGATGTACGAGGATGGGCGGATGTACTGCTATTGGAGAGTGGCTATCGCGGCTGGGGACGGCGACCGAATCCTTATGTCCACGTCTACCGACGGGGTGACCTGGACGGCCCCCGTGACCGTGCTGGACGCGGGCGGAACCACGGTAGGAACTCTGCGATCTCCGATTGTCCGAAACGTCGGTGGCACGTACATGATGTGGACCGTTACCGGCGGCGTCGTGAGTTGGCGGACCTCGAAATATCCTGCTGGCGAGTGGGGCGGAGGGACTGCTTGTGCGATCACGACGGACGCCGGGGAGACGATATTTCACGTCCACATGATTTGGGACGGCGATGCCTTTTACGGTATTTGGAAACCTACTTCGACCGCATTGCTATTTGCTCGGTCGTATGATGGGAAAAGCTGGGATGTGAATGGAGTGCCGGTTTACACTGGTGGTGGTGATGGTTGGGACGAAGTGCCTTATCAAACGGCTATCGTAAAACGACCGGGCTACAATTATTTTGATGTGTTCTATTCAGCCTTCGATGACGAGGCAACAGACCTCCACCGCATCGGTCGAGGCAAGCTCCACTGGGCTGCCGGTGACGACGGGGACTTGTACGGGTATAAAGAAACGAGTGGAGCCGTCTTCGTTACTGCCAGGAATTCGCGGCTCAGAGTTGATGACACGGGTGGTGCTACCGTAAGCCTTGTCAGCCGTTCAGACACAACTACAGCCGGTTTTGACCCAAGGTTCCATTTCCAGCACGGTGCCACGCCGGCCACTAAAACGACGATGGGTTGGGACGCATCGGCAAGCGTGTTTGCGATTGCTCCTAGTGCGCTCGGCACTAACAACGGTCTCGAAATAGATGCCAGCGGGAACACGACTATTCCGACGGGACTAATCATTCCGCAGGGCACGAGTCCTACTCCAGCCACGAAGGGTGCCTTGTTTTACGATACGGACGCGGGTGGTGGCGACGGTTCGCTGATGATGTATACAGGAGCCGGCTGGGAAACCGTAAAAGACTTTAACTAACGATCCCCATAATGAAACGCTTCTACCACTACTTCCTGTTTTCGGACCCGGAAGGCAGCCAGACTCCGCACGCTTTCTGTGACAAGCTGCTGAAACCTTATGGGTCTACCCGGATGCCGGCGTTGTTTCACAACTCGATCTTCCCGTCAAACGGGTCTGGCGGCTACGACTCTACCGGGCCGATAGACGAAAACAAGTTTCGGCGAATCTTGGCCCGGGGTGACAACACTGGAGCGATTCCGAAAAACTCACGCTGCTGGCTGAATATCGAGGGTAGTACACATCGTATCTGTCAGCCATTGCCAGAGTCTCCGTGGTACATCTTCCAGCAAGAAGAGCTTGACTGGTTTCACGACGTTCTGGGTGTGGCCAAGAGCGAGCGGCCCGATGTAAAGTTCGGTTTCTACGGTCAAGTGCCTTTTGCCGGCATCGATTTCATCTGCAACCCAGGTTTGGAGGGCAGAAGGGAGCAGATCCTCGTTGCTTGCCATTCGTTGGCGAAGGAAGTGGATTTTCTGTTGCCATATTTCTATGACCGCTTGAATCTGCCGCCTCTATTCAACACGTTTGACCAAAGGCTGAAATGGATCGAAACGACACTTGATTCTTGTCGGCGGTTCTACCCCGGAGTCACGGTGATCGGGATGCCTTGGTGTGAATACTACGATCTCTGGCAGTCACACCCACTTCCAGACACACACGAGGCCCAAGTAGCCAGACGATTGAGCGGCTACACATGGCTGAAATACAACCAACTGATTCTCGAGTTGGCCGACGGCGTGCTGTGGTGGGGCGGGGCTAGTCGAGACAACGGACCTGGGACATCCTTCGACTACACTGCTGAATGGTGGGATGTTTCCAAGAGAGACATATTCGGGGTTTATGGGAAGCAACCCCGTGGTGGCGAGTGACACAACAACTGATCCGCCCTCGGGCGGCGGGAGGATAGGGTGGACATAGACGCATTGAAAGCCGAGTTGGCGACAGGCCACCCCGACACGGGAGCCTATGACGCCGACGATGTGGTGGCGGCGGCACAACTAAACGCAGTGAACCGCACCAAAAACAAAGCCAGCATGACGGGCAGTGAGATCATCAACGCCCTCGACAAGACGGAATATCTCGCCCTCTCCGACGGCGACAAGGCCAAGGTCTGGCAAGTCTGTCACCTTGGCGAGGTCAATCCGTTCGGCGTCGAGGCCGACATATTCATTGCGATATTCGGTGTCCCGTCGGCCTCCATTACTGCGCTGCAAGCTGCACGTAAAGAGGCTGTGAGCCGAGCGGTCGAGTTGGGGCTGGGGATCGTCAGGGCCGGTCACGTAGAGGAGGCTAGAAGATAATGGCTGCGGAACTTCTCATACAAGATGCTGCCGGTAGTTCGCTTTCCCCTATTGTGTTTGGGGTAGATGCTTCCCTTAATCCAGCGGATGATGGTACGAATTTCACGGACGACATCGGCACCGATACTTGTGACGTGGTGCTGACGCTGGCTGGGGTTGCCGCTGCCGCTGGTCGACAAAGTGATAAGGTCGATCTTGGGGCGCTCAGGGCCGAGGAATATCTGCTGGTAGGCGTGGTGGACTTCACGGGTGAGACAATCACTACGCCAGGCAGGGTGGATTATTATTGGGCGCCGTCAACCAACGGGACGGCCGCCAATAGTAATGTTGCCGGCAATTCTGGTGTGGATGCTGACGCGCCGGACGGTGCCCTTGGTGGCATTACTCTCGCCGAGTTCTTGAAACAATGTGTCTTTATTGGTCCGCTCGTACTTCACGACGGAGCGGCGGTGCAGTGCGGTCCGGTGGGTGTATTGCGCGCAACTACTCGTTACGGCCAGTTGATAGTCGTGAACAATTGCGATTCAGCCTTTGAGGACGATGACGTTGAAATGCACCAAGTCCTCCAGCCGATAGTACCCGAGTCACAATAATGAGTAGCCTCTGGCTCCCATCCTACGCGCAGGGATTTGCCCGCAACGCGGCCGAGTCCGCTAATCCCGGATTGTGGAACGGGCTCGTGGGTGCGTGGGCTCCGACGCTGGGCGTTACCGGGGCGACGTTGCGGGATCAGTCCGGGTTCGGGAATCATGGCACGCTGACCAACATGGACCCAGCTACAGATTGGGTGATGAGTGAAAAAGGTTGGGCGTTGGATTTTGATGGGACACTTGATTATGTCTCGGGAATGTCAACTCCAGCATTGCCGGGTGATTTGTCTATTGTAATATGGCTGGCACCGAACAGTACAACTGATATAGGCTATATAAGTGATTTTGGTGGCAAAGATGAATTTGCTGTGGTTATAGGTTTCCAAAATGGTTTCTATAACGTCTATGGCGGCCTATATCCGATCAACGGTGACGCAGCAAACAGCCAGGTGCCTGTAAGTGGGGCAGGCAAGTGGGATTGTCTGGTTTGGACGAAACAAGGCAGTACGCTGAGCGGTTATGTCCAAGGCAGGTTGGAAAAAACGGGCGTCATCACGCACGGGGACATGACACCGTCTGCCGGGTTAGAGATCGGGCAGCCCTGGCAGCATGGGGCGGTAGAATATGCAGGGAGGATAGGATCGTATTTCTTGTATTCGCGAGCCCTTGCCCCCAACGAAATCCAGCAACTCTACGTCGATCCCCACGCCTTGTTCAGGCTGAGGGGGCGGGTGTTCGCGGCGGGAGTGGCGGAGGAGGAGTCGTCATCATCGAGTTCGTCGAGCAGCCTGGGGCTGACGTCATCATCAAGTTCGTCGAGCAGCTTGGGGTTCTCCGGCGAATCGCTTTCAAGTTCTTCCTCCTCCAGTTCGCTTGGCATAACGTCATCGTCAAGTTCGTCTAGCAGTTTAGGGATTACGTCGTCCAGTTCATCCTCAAGCTCATTGGGAATTACATCATCTTCAAGCTCTTCGTCTAGTCTTGACATAACTTCATCGTCGAGTTCGTCGAGTAGCCTCGGCCTTACCTCGTCCTCGAGTTCAAGTTCGCTTGGGATTACATCAAGTTCCTCGAGTTCAAGCAGCTTGGGGATTACGTCATCATCGAGTTCGTCAAGCAGCCTGGGCCTCACGTCGTCCTCTTCAAGTTCTTCGTCCAGTCTTGGCATAACTTCATCGTCAAGCTCGTCCAGTTCGCTCGGGATTACGTCCTCTTCCAGTTCCTCAACTAGCCTGGGCATATCTGGCGAAGAGCCGTCTACTTCGTCGTCAAGCAGCTTGGGAATCACATCATCATCGAGTTCGTCAACTAGCGTATCCTCCCCCTCGTCTACGTCGGGGTCATCGACCAGCGTATCCTCGATTACTCGTTCCTCATCAAGTTCTACGGTACACAGTTCGTCAAGTAGTTCGACGTTATTGAGCACCGCATCATCGTCAAGTTCGACGTTGCTCAGCACCGCGTCATCGTCAAGCAGGTCAACGGCCTCCTCGTCCTCGTCGTCAACGCCCAGCAGTTCGTCGAGTTCTTCCAGCACGCTGATGAGCACGTCAAGCAGCTCGTCGTCAAGCTCGCCGTCTGTGTCGTCGTCGTCAAGTTCGTCGATCAGCATCTCGTCTATGTCAACGTCGTCGAGCCCATCGACAAGCCGCTCGTCGCTCTCGTCGTCGTCTACGTCGCCGTCGAGCCTGTCAACCCTTTCCTCGTCCTCGTCCAGTTCGACGGGCGAGTCAGGCTCCTCATTGTCGTCATCCTCGGAACGCTATGGTGTGGCTGTTGGCACGATCGGCACGCTGGGATCATCCGCTGGTGTTCTCGTTTCGATCGGGGCCCTGGACGGGGAAATCAGTTCCATCGGCCCGTACTCCGGAACCATATTGGCGGTGTGACCATGCTACCAATCTACATCAATTCAGACACGATCGTTCGGCTGGATGAGCTTCAGAATCCGACGGATGACAGCTACGTTGACGCTGCGACGGTGACATTCACGCTGAAGGATTTCGCCGGCGCCGAGGTGAGCGGGGCCGTGGCCATATCAATGACCTACGTGCCTGGCAGTAATGGACGGTACGAGGGGTTGATCGCTGAAACGGTCAGCCTGGGGCTGCCTGGAACCGAGTACGACCTTGAGGTGACGATCGAGTCCGCCCGGACCGACTTCCGGAAGATCCGTTGCGTTAGCCAGTATCGTGGGGTAAGATAGTGAACGGCATCAGGGGGGTGCGGAGGAATGTTTCATGGACAACGACGAACGTCGGAAGAATTTGCTGCTTTTCGTTGACCACCTGCTGGACGTACACGACCAATGGATTCAATCAGAGTTCGAACCCCTTCCCCAGTCGTTCGAGGAGGCCGCCGACAGCCTTTTGGCCATCTTTGAGGATGGGGCTATTCCGGCAGAATGCCGAACTCTGTTCGAACGGGTGAAGGTGTTCGGCGAACAGTGGGAAACGTGGAAGGCCGGCGGGGCTCTGTCCGGCGAACAGTATCCGGAGAGCAACGCATTCTGGGCGGCGTTAGAGGCGGTCCGGGACGCGAAGTTGGTGGCGGCCGATACTGCTGGCCCCCCGCCGCTGGAGCCGATAACGGAACTCGAACGCCAGAAGGTGGGCGACGCCCAAATCTGTGCAATCTACGGGTTTGGCACTCTTGCGAAGCCGGACATGCGGAAGCTGGCCGAAGAGCGGAAAGCTCCCGGCACCCACACCGGCAAGGATTTCGTGTCCCCCGGGCAGCAGGAATTCGCAGCCCGTGAGCGGAAGGTGGCCGAGCATACGGCGTTGATCCGCCGCCTCCAGGCCGAAAAGCTTACGCCGCCAGTGGCACCGGAAGGAATCCCCGAGCTTGTCGAGCAAGGGGTATCGGCCTCCCAGATAGCGGCCATGCACGGCAAGACCGTTGACGAGGTGTACGCCGAATGCGACCGGCTGAAACTGCCGCGGCCGGACGAAAACTACGCCGATCCCCATACGGCACGAGCCCCCCACGAGCCGGGGATACCGGACGAGGTGGAGCGGGCCATGCCGGGACCGCTCGCCAAAACGGCCGAATTGACTTTGGAGCAGGAAATCGTACAGGCGCACCAACAGGGGATAGACTCAAAAGAGATCGCTGAACTCCTTTCGACGCCGCAGCTTGCCGTTACCCACCGAAAGGTCCAGTCGGTTGTCCGGCGATTCAAGCAGAGCCCGGAGGCGTTTACCAGTTCCGAGGGGTGATTTATGACAAGTGGAGCTGGTAATAATGGCGAGGGGAAGTTGAGGCCGGGGAATCCGAAGTCTGGGAAGAGTATCTCTCCGAAGGACCTTCGGCAGATTGAAGAATGGCACCTCATGGGGGTGTCGATCCGAGAGATTGGCCGCCGGCTCGGGTTCTCTGGCGAAGCGATCCGCCATCATGTCAAAAACCGGATCGAGCCCCAATGGGCGGCCCAGGGTGGCGTTTCTCTCCGCCGTGAACTCCGCAAGATAGATTTGGTCGAGCGGATATCCTGGGAGAAGTTCCTGGAATCTCAGGGCCCCGAGAGAATCAAGACTGTCCGCGAGGTGCTCAGTAAGGAAGGCGTGCCGGCCGAGTTGGTGACGAAGGTTACGAAGTGGCGGACAGGCGAGGGGAACTGGCTTGACTTTGTGAAGTGGTCTATTGAAATGCGGGCCAAGTTGGGTGGGCTGTTGGTTGACAGACACGAGCATCGGCACGAGGTTGGCGTGCGGGTGGCTGGACTGAAGCCAGAAGAGCTGACCGCGACGATTCTCGCCGAGATTCTCCAGCGGGTGAAGGATAGGCGGCTTCAGAGAGAGGCTTTGGAGGGGCCCAGTGAGGACGTGGTGTAGCATGATGATGGATTCCAATCAAGAGCAAGCCGGGAGGTTTCATTGCGGACTGTGCCGCAAGAAATTTCTCTATGTGCCGGACAAGGCTACAGGCTGGGTCAAGTGCCCGTTCTGTGCCAGGATTTTGGTGTACCGTGACAGCAAAGAGCCGGCTGATTGGCGGGAGCTTTTGGCCGAGATTCTGGCTCGGGCAAAGGACCGACGATTGCAAGGGCAGAGTTTGGAGGCTCTGGCGTGAGAGTGGTGTGGTATAATGGCGGGCGGGCAAGATGAGCCGAACCGGAACGATCCGGCTCGAGACGGGGCGAGGCGGCGCGAGCCGAGACGGAACGAGTCGGAACGAGCCGACTCGAGGCGAAGAGAACTGATTTGGCACGAGACAAGACGAAACGGCTTTGCCATTATCCCATTGGATGAAAGCGAGACGACCCGAGACGGCGCGAAGCGGCACGAGGCGAAACGGCCCGATTTGAAGCGGCACGAAGCGAAGCGGCATGAGACAAGACGAAACGGCTGTATCAGATGAGACGGATTTCTAACGTCGGCTGGTGTTGGGAACCACGCTGCGAGCTGTGCAAAGTCTGCACGGGGCGACGGCTGCTTGAAGCTCAGTTGTTCGGTGTAGCCGATATGGACTGCGGCACTTGCGAGGACTGGATGGCACAGGTGATCCCGATGGCACAGGTGACCGACGAGCAGGGGCAGGAGTGCTTGTGGAAGGGCCAGTTAGCGTTCTGTAATGGCCGGATCGAGTTCGGGCTGGACAACACGTTTTCCCCTGGCGATATCCTGCTGGAGGCCAGCGTCTACGAGATCGCGATAGAAGAGGGGCCCGGCCCTCCTGACGGCCCGCTACAGGAGCAGGTTGATCCTGGCGACGAGGTGCTTATCGGGGATTGGCGGCTGATAATCCCTCGCGTCTCGTCGGTAGACTGCGATTTCGAGTCGGTGACGCTCGGAGGATTCACAGCGTCCGCGTACACGCTGCTTGAAAAGCCGGGCACCTATCAGCATTGCGACTGGTCAGGCTCCGGCATAACGATTTCTAAGGCCCTATGCGTTGACGTGGAGGTGTGAAGAGATTTGCAAACTGGGCAAGTCCCCAGTCTTGGGGTGATGCAAAGCGGGATCGACACGACCAGATGTCCCCGTGGCCAAGCACGCACGGTCAAATAGTGGAGCCAGGGATCAGCTTCAAGCAGCGTGAACAACCCCAGGTCGGTGAGATGCCGGCCGCTTGTTGATTATGCGGCACCACGGCTACGACACATCACTTGGCTGATCGGAGAGTTGGCTGGATGGCACGATGTCGATGGAAACGCATGGACGACGGACTGGAGGGCAGCCCGAGGTACGTTTGTACGGTCTGCCGGCTGGCCCTGATCAACGTGGTGGGGGGGGAGTTGGGGGCAGAACTCGCGGATAGTTTGCCGGACTGCCGGGGCAGCGTGGCCGTGGCCCGAGAGAGGCCGGCTGTGCCGTCTGGAGTCGCGAGGAAGGCGATAGCGTATGTCTCGGCCGTGAAGCGATGGCACGACGCAGGGCGACCCGTCCGGAGCGACCACGAGGTGAATCGAATCTATAGGGAACTATGCCGTTTTTGCCCCCACATTGGCCCGAAGTCTCGGACCTGCCAAGTCTGTGGCTGTCGGGTGAGCCGGAGCAAGTCGGCCTTTCGGAACAAGATTCGAATGGCCACGGAGCATTGTCCGCGGGGAACGTGGTAGAATGGACATATTGGAATCTGAATAAAGGGAAGGCGAATCATGCCCCGAAACATGAGCTTCACCTTGACGGCTAAGCAAATTCTTGACCGCACCAAGACAGTTACTAGGCGGCGTGGGTGGAAGCACCTAAAGGTGGGCGAACTGTTTTGGGCCTGCGAAAAATGTCAGGGGTATGAACCGATGGAGAACGAATCGTGACAGACGCAAATCAAATGCAGGCCAGCCCAGAGTTTGCCGCGAGGATTGCCCGCGAGGTGATGAAATGGCCGCAATACGAACGCCATGGCCAGGGTGATGACTGGGGCAACCGCCCCTATGTTGGTCAATTCCCTGATGGGACGGTCAATGTTTATACTGCCCGTAGCAACTGCTGGCGGCCAGACCTCAATATCGCTGACGCATGGGAGGTGATAGAAAAGTTGTGGGATCTGGAATTGAGATTGATCCCTATGCAGGATTGGAATCGTTGTTGGCAGGGTACGGTTTTCCGAAAGCAGAAGTGTGTTGGCCACAGTAGCTTTATAAAGAGTGCCCCGCTGGCCATCTGCCAAGCGGCCTTGGCTGCCGTGGGGAAGAGAGAGGAGGCCCCGCGGCCCCTGGGGCAAAACGAAGGCCATCGAATGGACATATACTATTTGGCAAGCGGCAGGATGGAGCTGCATTCCTGTAGTGGAAATCTCTGTTGTTGTCACTCTGGAATGTATGTGCGGGCAGAAGACGCAGAGCGTGAATTGGAACGATTGCGGACCGAGCGGACGGAAGATTGTTGCATTGACGCAGAGGATGAGTTGCGTAAGCAGAAGGTGATTGACGGGCTCAAAGAAACTGCCGAGTTATTGCGTCAGTTCTATGAGCTTGAGGATGGCAGCGACGATGGGCATCCTTGACCAACTACCGCCCGACATGCTTGAGGATGCCGTGGCGGAAGTCCAGGGCTCGCCCGATCTTCAAGAGTATCTCCAGCTCCTCGACGAATCAGCGTACTCCACGTTCATCCCGCGGCCGGACCGGCCGGAACTATTCGACCAGCAGGCGGGATTCTGCTACTCGAAAGACTTGGTGGCATTTCTCGTAGGAGGCAACGCCTGTATCGCTGGAGACAGCAGAGTTTTCGATCCGGTGAAACGCTCGTTTAGTCGGGTCGATCAAATCTTAGGCCCATTTCATGTTTGGTCAGTTGATGCGGATGGGAATCGCCAACTCGGCGTAGCAAGCAGGCCGTTCTTCAAGCGGGTTGATTGGCTTTGGGATGTGGTATTGTCTACGGGTTGGACCTTTGCGGCTGCTGGAGCACACAGATTGCTTTGCTCTGACCGCAAGTGGCGTTGCCTTGCTGACTTATCGGTTGGGGATTGTCTTGCATCAATTGATGCAAAGGGGAAAGCGTTGCCGGGCATTCAGTCCAAAATCAGGAGAGCCGAGAAAGACGGCATTTGGGATTTTACGGTAAAGAAGTGGCGTAACTATGAAATGGGTGGCGTAATCCACCATAACTCCGGCACGACCGAAGCCTCTGCTTTCAAGGTCGCCAAGTTTCTGCTCCTCGACCAGCCGCCACCGCGGCCTGACACGCCATTCTGGGTCATCACCAGCACGTACGACCAGTGCTGCGGTATCTGCTGGCTGGAGAAGCTTTTGGGCAACGGGCATATCCCGAGCATCGAGGTGGACTGGAAGCGGACCCGATGGTTTCGAGAGAAGGACGGTTGGCCGTTTGCCATCCACTTGAAGCCATGGCCACGGGACCGCAAGGGCGGCAACGGCCGCAACTCGTGGATGCTGGAATTCAAGAGTTACGAGCAGGGCCGGACGGCCTTCCATGCCAAGTCGATCGGTGGCTTCTGGTTTTCCGAGCAGTTTCCGTGGCAGTTGTTTGTCGAGACTCTCCGGGGCTGCCGGGACTACATGTTTCGTGGCGGCCAGATGTGCGAATTCACTCCCATCGACCCGGAGTTGTGCTACCATCTCGAGAAGGTCATGGACGATCCGCCGAAGGACTGGGGGTTCTACCGGGCGAACACGGATTGCAACCGGGTGAACTTGGCGGACGGCTGGTTTGACAGCTTCTTCGGGGCCGTGCCGGACGAAATGCAGGAGACGCGGCGGACTGGGGCGTTGGCTACATTCGAGGGGGTGATCTACCCGACGTTCAATCCGGCGATTCATGTTGTTCGGGGCGAAACTCGGTTCCCCGTCGGCGTGCGGCATTATCGGGGCGTGGACTGGGGTGCCTCGGCCGAGCATCCATTCGTGTGCATTTGGGCCTATGTTGATGCGATTGGGGACTGGTACGTTTACGAGGAGTATTGGAGTGACTCTCAAGCTAGAATTACGCTCGACCATGTTGTGGCCATTGTGGAAAAATCGCAGGCATGGGGGTGGCCGGGGCATTGGCTCGGTGAAGGCGAGCGCGAACAGGAGAGCAAGATCGGCCCGGTCTGGGTGCCGAAACAGCGGGACGTTTATCGGGACACCTACGCCGACCCAAGCCGACCTGGCGAGATTAACGAATTTGGCAATCGCGGCATACCTGTTTCTGCTGCTGCCAATGACGTCTACAAGGGGATTGACACGGTACGAACGCTACTGAAGCTCCAGACCAACGGGAAGCCGAAGTTGGTCATTCACGAGCGGTGCGTGCATTTGGTCGAGGAAATGCGAAAGTATCGGTGGAAGCGGGGAAAGAAATCGCTGGTATCGGGCGGGAGCATATTGAATCCGCAGGTAGCGGCTCCCGTGCCGTTGAAGCTGGCAGATGATGCGGTCGATAGTTTGCGCTACCTTCTTCACACCCACGAGATTTCCAAGGGATTGATCCCAACGAAGATGAGTCATCGGCAATGGGACCAACAACGGAAGTCGATTCCAATGGACCTGCGGAGTGGTGGGCGTGGGGCGGGGCCTCAACTCGAAAGGGGAAGGCGATAGTGAGTCTACCCAAGTGTTACCGCTGTGGATGCCAGCCGTGCGTGCAAGGACCTGGGCCGTAAGTGCATCATGGTGGAGATCGAGGAGAAGTATTGTGAGATAGCTGCCCGCCGACTAGAGCAACAAGTCTTGTTCACATGACCGACACACTTTCGCCAAGTGAGGTCCGGGCCGCACGATTGGTTCGGTCGGGGTCGCCCCACCAGTTTGTATCCGTGGTCTGCGGCTTGCCACTTGCCCGGGTCAAGCAACTCCATGCCCGTCAAAAAGCGCAGGACGTGAAGCCGTGTCTGTCGGTCCGGGAGGCAGTTCGCTCCAGAGTCGGGGTGCCCAAGATGCGTATGGTACAATACAAGCAGGTTGAGCCATACGAATGTGAGGGCTGCCATCGTCTCGTGTACTTGGAGCCATGCGTGGCGTGCATGGCACGTCAAGTGTTGAAAGACGGAAAAGAAAGGAACTGATAATGAAAGTCGAAGCCAAGATGGTCCCGGTTGCGGACCCGTCTCTGACACTGGCGGACGTGCCCGTGTGGACGAGTTGCAAGGTGAGTGCGATGGTGAGAAATATATCCGATTTCACCATCCCACTGGTCATGCAGCGACTCGCCGGAATGCTGGAAAGAAGGGAGGACGGGAGATGATGGATATTGTCAAGCGATTGCGATCTACGGTTGCTGCTGCCAGGCAGTACCAAGCATTGCACGGTGGCTGGGGCGTGCTGGAAGACGCGGCCGAGGAAATCGAGCGGCTGAGGGAGGAAATCGTCGAGCTGCTGGAGAAGGCGTTCAAGGAGATCGCCGGTTACGAGGGTGAAGGGGAGCGTGAGGGGTGGTGGGACTCGATGGCTGGGAGCACTGCGGCGGGCTACGGGGACCGCTTGGTCGAGCTAGGAACGTGGGAGCGGCACCCCGACGGATGCGGGAGGCAGTGGTGGTACAGGCCGGTCGAGCCGGCGGGGATAGAAACCCCAGGGAGAGAATGATGAAACTGGAAGCAAAGATGGTGCCGGTCACGGACCCGTCTCTGACATTGGCAGACGTGCCCGTGTGGACGAGTTGTAAAGTCAGGCGTGATGGCGCTGAGTCTATCCGATTCCACCATCCTAGTGGTCATGCAGCGGATATCGTACATGCTGGAGGGATATATGTGTGTTTCCCGGCAAGCGAATACACTGTCCTCGAAGTTCTCGGTCCGCTACCGTCGGGCAACGATCCTCCGGCCGAGCAACCCTCGCCAATTGAGCCAGTGACGCTCGACAAGCTCCCGCCTTGGCGGTGGGTAAAGGTCGAGTGGGAAGTTGTCAGAAGTAATGGCACCGGCGTCCGCTGCCATGATGGTCATGGTATTGTAATGATGAGTGGACCTAGGGGAGAATTATGTCGTTGTGTCTTCTCTCCTGAAACATATATCGTCATCGGCCCCGACCGCTGGGACTTGAAAGTCGAGGTGATAGAATGAAAGGGAGTCCAACGATGCCTGACAGTCAAGTCGATCATTTTAGGCCACCCAACGAGCCGGCCCGAACATTGTATGATGCCTTTCTGGCAGAGACATCTAAACGCTGTAGTCGTACCGTACCGGAATGGGTGGCTGCTGAGCGAAATGCAATGTGGGTTGCCGCGAGGGATTACGCACAGCAGTACGGTATGCCGGTGCCAACGTTAGCGGATGTGGAACACGCGGAGGGTATGGCCTACGGTCATATCGACTATGGTACAAAGTGGGCCTATAGTCTCGCTGAAATTATGACAGCCTCGCAGAAAGAAGCCAACGATGCCTAACAGCAAACTCAACGCCCGCATTGCGGAATGGCAGGGGTGGGAGCACATAGTTTCGGAGTGGGCTGAACCGTATTGGTGGGCTCCGGATGGCTCAGAGCATGATTGTTGCCCTGCCTACGACACCGACCTAGTTGCGGCACTGAAATTGCTAGGGTGGATAACGGAAAAACCGCGAACATGGACGGCGGCACTCAGCGTCAAGAACACTGAGGCCAGTGTAATTCTATCGCGTGGTTCCAAGCCGTGGCAACTGGATGCAAAGGTTATGGGCCCACCTTCCATTGCCCTGCCCGCTGCCATTGCAAGGGTGGCCAAACAAGTGTTAGACCTAGAGGAAGAGATACGCTAGATGTAATGCAGGTTACCGAGTGAGGAGACCACCGCAAGGGGGTAAACACATGGAGTGCTGGTGCAGTTGCGACTACGACCGGGATCCCCCTGGCATTCTTAAGGTCAGGGCACCGACGGCTAAAAAAGAGCATGAGTGTTGTGGATGTGGGGACATCATCCAACCTGGTCACAAGTATCAATATGTTTGGGGTATTTGGTCTGGTGAGTGCTGTACCTTTCACACTTGCCTCATTTGTGCTCGAATACGTGACGAGCACTGTGCCCCATACCGCGGCCTGCGGGACACTCTTTGGGATTGCTTGGGTGTTGATTACGTGTCAGGAGAACTCGCAGAAAACAGTGGCGCTGCTGCAAAGGTGGCTAAATGAGCGTTAGACCGGGAGGAAGTTGACAATGCCTGAGCCAGAAATCAAAACGGTCTGGCAGGACCAGCGATGCAAGTTTGATGTCCCGGCCGATAGTTGCAGAATCCGCCACGGCTACAAGGACAGAGATCAGATTGTCTTCGAGTGGCGAGGCGACCATTTCTATCTGAGTAGCCGGCAAGATGGTCGATTTCCCGATCGTGCCATAGCCGCCGCGGTATCGCTTGAAGTGTTAGCTGAGCATTGGCCACAAATAGTCGAGTTCTTTCAATCAAAGGCTGCTGAAGCAGTGGACAAGAAGGAGGCCAATAATGGCTAACGACCGAAACACTTGGCCGGGAGGGCATCGGCACGCTATATCGCAGAGCGCTCACGAAGCATGGAACGCTGGCGCATATCCAGGCACGTTGCAATTATGCAGTGTGTGTGACACCCCGACTGGCAGATGCGAAGATGACACCATTTGGTCGAAGGGGGATGAGCCACTATGCGCAGAATGCTATTATGAAATCAAGGAGGCCAATAATGACTGACATTCTCGCCAAACTCTGTGACTCACGATACGACGGACCGCTGAACGCTGAGGCGGCGGATGAGATCGAGCGGTTGCGGGCAGTTGTAGAAAAAGCTGGTGACCATCCGTTAGTGATGGCCTCGAGCGGAACGAATAACATCGACCGCTGCCATCGTGTAATCAATCGACTGGAAGCTGACAATATCAAACTACGGCGTGCAGCGAACGCGATCGAGCGGTTACGGACAGTTGTAAAAAAAGCTAGTTACCATCTGTCAGTGATGCCCTCGGATCGACTGGAAGCTGACAATATCAAACTACGACGTGCGGCTGTCGAGGAGGCGAGGGAACCCGACAATGACTAACAAACAGATCGAGATAGAGGTCCGAGGGAGGTGATGTGGAATGTGTGTCGGCATGAGTCCGAACCCAGGATGTCCTGTACATGGGGAGACGACAAAACGGTGGCCTGGTTGTACGTGACTCCGCCCCGTCGGCAACGTCTGGCTGGCGGGGCGTGAAATGATCCACGGCGGCGGGGTAACAGCCGATAGCCGGCATTGGCCTATGGCACTACGTAAGTCCGGTCCGCCGTGCGTTTTTAACATGAAAGGAGAAGTCATGGGATGGGCTGGCGGCAGTTACGTAATGGCTGATATTATTTCTGTTGTCCAAACAAGCATACCAAATCAATCGCTGCGCGAGAGATTGTATGTGGGAATCATCGACGCCCTTGAAAGAAACGACTGGGATACTCAAGACGAGTGCCTGGGACAAGACCCAGCATTCGATGCAGCGATGGAGGCGGTGTGGTTGGGCAGAGGCGAGTAGCGTGGCGTGGTTGCACGGCGGCGGCGTGGAGGGCCTAACGGAGGCGAACTCAAACAACGAACTAAGAGTCGGAATGCGGTTCGCCTACACGCATTGACTGGAGTGTATCCAGTAGAGTCGGTTCGATTCCGGCCCGCCGTGTTATCTGAGTGGGCGGCGAGGGAGTATCAGAAGCGGGAATAGCATGGAGGGCGGGATGAAAATTGACGACCTGCGAGCGAAGTGCCTGGAAAGCGAATACGTGGTTTTGCATTTGCCGGCACCCAATAGCGAAGGCTACACACGCCGACTATGCGGCAAAACTGGGCCGCGTGGCGAAGTCTTGTGCGGACGGCCGACGACCGGCCAAACTGTGCGATTCGATTCCAGGGCCGTGCTGCGATACCTGCACAGGTTGGACGGAAAATAGCACGGAGTGGGACCTGAGCGTGCCGAACGGCATCGTCTCTCCACCGATGGGGGGGCTTGGCTGCCGGCTGATTGCAGTGGCGTGCCCCCCCGATTCTGGCGTATGATGTCCAACATGCCCTTGGACATCTCTGCTCTGTACCGAAAAGCTTCCCAGGCGGCTGCCAAGGCCGTTGACAGGGAGTTCTCGCATTCTCCGTTCGGTCAGTTGCATCGCCAGATTAACCGGACGCTCGGGGCGCCTAAGCGTCTTTCGGGGAAACTCGCCAAAGTCGAGAAGATGGCACGGCGAACCGTCCGGCCGACGACTGGCCAGGTGGCCAAGGTTCTCATCGGGGTGGACCCCACGCATCTCGTCAAGGAAATCCGCAGGTACGCTTTGGGCGACCAGCTTGCCGCCTCGCTGGTCAACGAATTCCTCACCGCTCTTGGTCCGGCGGGGGACATCATCCGGGCCTTGGCCAGCGGGACGACCGACCAGCCGGACTTGGAGGCGATGGCCGACGTATTGCGGTCCCGCGGCTACACGGTTTTGCCGCCCGAGGAGGTCCCCGAACTGATTGGGCTCGGTGGGGCGCCGCCCTCAACCGGGGAGAAGCCGGTCGGTCGGGGCGGGACCAGGCTGGCGGGTATTGAAGAGCGGGCTCGACGGGCCGAGGCCAGGCGGCGGGACATTGCGGAAGAGCGGCGACGTAGCGGTCTGCGGAAACGCAAGACTGTTGACTTGATGATGGGGTCCGGCAGGATACGACGATTCCCTCGCACGCACCCGATAATCACGGGCGAGATGGTCAAAGCGACATCCTCGACCAACGTGCATTCATTCGGCTACATGTCCGGCTCGTGGACGCTATTCGTCAGGTTTTGGGCTGGCAGAGGCAAGCAGCGGCACGCGGGCCCGCTCTACTCTTACTTCCAGGTCGAGCCTGAGAAGTTCCTGGAGATGTACAGGGTACGCGGCGCCGGCGATCGTCATACACCGGGCGTGAAATCGCCGGGCACGTTTGTCTGGGAGCGATTGCGCATTCTGGGCAGTACGTCGGGCCACCAGAAAGATTACAAACTCGTGGGGGTGGCGCGAGGTTACGTGCCTCGCAAGGCGGTGTTCGCGGGGACACACGAGGAGTACCGGCCGCGAATTTTCAAGACGGTCAAGGGAGACGTTCTGAGAAGTGAATTGCCGGCGGCTCGGGTCGGCTCGCCGAACAGAGCCGGACCCAACCGGGGAACGCCGAATACCGGCAGACCATAAGGAGAAATGAAATGTCAGTATTGGAAGCGATGGGGCCGCTTGGCTTCACGACAATCGTGGAGGCTGTGGCCAATGAGAATGTAGTCATTGCGGGCCCGATGTCCGGCAAGCGGATTCGTGGACTCTGTGCCGTCCTGTCCTCTGTTGGCGGCTGCATTGTCAACTTTCACCAAGGGGCCGGGAGCGCTTCCGGAAATCTGGTCATCTCGGCCAACACCACAATAAACATTCCGCCGTGCGTGTTTGGATGGGGGGATACAGACGTTGGGTCGCCGCTGTTGATGAACTGTACTGGCGACGTACAGGGCTTCGTTCGGTATCAGACCATCGACTGAGTGAGGTGCGACTATGCAACCGGCCAAAGCAATAGCACGCGGGCGCGAGAAAGACCCTTCCCAGCAGGTGCCCGGGATGCCGCCTAACTGGGGCGAGAAGGTCATCCCGCACGTAATGACTTTCCAGGGCATCCTCGCGTCGATCTCGCGGGTCTACCGGGCTTCCGACGAAGCGATCAAGGACAGCTTTGCCAACGCCCGGTACATGCTCAACGATTTGACTATCACGGAATGCCTCGAACAGCGGCTTAGGTCCACAGCCCTGTTGGGGTGGCATCTGGAGGTTGACAACGAAAAGAACTCGGAGCAGAAAGCTTTGAAGACGGCGTTGACCAGCATCCTCAAACGTGTCCCGCGATTCATGCAATACCGTGAAAGTCTTCTCCGCGCGGTCTGGTACGGCCGGTATGCCGTCCAGCATCGTTATGAATGGGGGGAAGTTGATGGATTTCAGCGGGTGATCGTAAAGCAATGGTTGCCGGTCCACGGGGACAAGCTGGCGTTCGGCTACGACCAGGGCGGCCCGCTTCAAGATCGGATTGGGATTCGGGTCGGCCCGGCGTTAGCGACGGGGGATCAGGCCGTCAAGGAGTGGCGGGAGCGATCGAGCAACAAGATTCAGCCGACCGATTACGGGCTGGCCTATTTCCTGGACCCGTGGGAGCGTGACCTGCTGGCCGTCCACAAGCACTTGATCGAGGATGGCGAATTCGAGGAGCCGATCAACGCCGGACGTATCCACGGCCTGGGCATCCGGTCGAGAATCTACTGGTCTTGGTTTCAGAAACAGGAACTATTGGCGTGGTTGATGGAATATCTCGAGCGCTCCAGTTTCGGTATCGAAATCTGGTACTACCCGTGGGGTAACGACCAGGCCCGGACGGACCTGAGGGAGGCGGCCGAAGAGCGGATTGGCCAGGGACGGAATATCGTGTTGGTGCCCAAGCCGATCGGAGAAGAGGGGCAAGCGTATGGCATGGAGCGGATCGAGCCGGGCATGGCCGGGGCCGATGTGGTCAAGGACATCCTCCAAAACTATTTCGGCCACCTTATCAAGCGGTATATCCTCGGCCAGACTCTCACCAGCGAGGCCCAGGCGACCGGGCTGGGGAGTACGCTGGCTTCGGTGCATTTGGACACCTACTTGCAGATCATCAAATACGATGCAGTGAACTTAGAGGAGACGATCACGACCGAACTGGTTGAGCGGCTGAAGGCGTACAACTTCCCGGACCAGATGGAAGTGCCGGTGCGGTTCCGCATCGAGACCGAGGTTTCGGACGTAGAGTCCAAGCTGGCGGCCTGGAAAAGTGCTTTCGAGATGGGTGCGAAGCTTCGGGAAAAGGATGTGATGGAGCTTATCGGTGCGGCCATGCCCGAGCTGGGCGACGAGATTCTGGAGCAACAGCAGGAAATGCCTATGGGCATGGGCGATATGGGGGCCGGTCCTGGGCAGGGGCGGGACATGGGAGGCCGGTTTGCTCCGGGCGGGAACAGTGGTGAGCCGATGCAACTCGACTTGGCAGAGAAAGACGGGGTGGTGCCGGGCGAGGTTCCGGACGGAATCCACCCGCCGACCAACGGGCACCACGCACCGTTGGAGGACGTGAAAACTGTTCTGGACGCATTGGACGGTAACAGCCCGTCAACGGAAGCGGAGGTGCTGGCCCATTGGATGCGGATGAATGCGGCGGAGCGGGAGCGGTTTGCGAAGGAATGTGCCGGTGGCTCCGGGGGTGCCGCCAACAGCAGCCCTAGCAAGTATCGGCAGGCTCCCGAGTCCGGCCACTCTGCCGGCTGGAAAACGATCGGCGGGGCCCGCGTATTCATTGGAGAGGACGGCACAATCAAGGCTGGTTGCCCTGGAGTCAAGGGTGAGGACGTGTCGGGGCGAGCGTGAAAAACGCCAGGCTGTGGCGTGGCCAGCGGCTTCGGGATGTCCAGATGGTTATGGAGTCTCTTCGATATGGACGATCCTGACGACGAGCCCCTGGAATTCTGCCATGACTCCGGTTACCCGGACGCCGAGCCGCCGATGTTTGCCGGCCGGGTAGACAAGCATTCGTTGCAGGAAATCGCTGACGTGGCGAACAGTTTGCCGGCCGATTTCACGCGGAACCGTGCCCGGCTCGGATTCGAACTGTGGTGTCTGGGTAAGACTTTCCAGAATGAGATTTCTCAGATCGCTGCCCGTCACGGTCTGTGATGTGGTATAATGGCTGCCAGTTGGCTTCCAGACCAGCACGGCGGCGGCGTGGCCATTACAGCAATTGGCCTCGTCATTCCGTACCAAGCCAACGGGCCGGTCGCGAACGGTTGTCGCGGTGAGGTAGTCCGAGATGTGGCCGCCGTGCGTTTTTAACGAAAGGGAATAGCATGAATAGGGATGAAGCAAAGGCGATTTCAACCTCCAATGGAGAGGGTCCGCCCAACGTCTCCGCATTTATTTACGCTCTGGATGACATAATTAGGGCGCAAGCTAGGCGTGGGGGAACGCGGATTGCGCCATGGGAATTATTGCGGCGTCGGCAATTGCCAACTCCAACCGAACGCGAAAAGGCGGCCATCGAAGCCCATTACACTTCAGAGGGATTTGTATGGCTGTCCGATATAAGTTACCCGTCATTGTCCTGGTGAATCTGAGCAATCGCGAGAGCAATGGGAATGTTCGGTATAGATGGGGCGCAGGAGATGGCTGACAGCCGCCGCTCCCCGCCGCTGGGTGGCAAGTAGCTGATCCCAGCCTCTTTTGACGGCAGCCCCCCTCTGGCCTTATCTTGGGGGTATGAGCACAACTGCCGTCCAGACTGCCACTGCTGCACCTGACGAGCGGCTCCCTGTGGGCCGTGTGCGTCATTCTGCGGGCCGTTTCGACGAGGCCGAGTTTGCCACCTTCCCCGACGTGCCGGTGTTTGCCGAGCATGTGACGCGGCGTAAGGACGGCGAGACACTCGAGTTTGGCAAGCAGGAACTCGAGGCCATTGCCCGAAGGTGCAACCGACGGATTCAGGAGACCGGCGACTATGCGGTCCTGACCCTGGGGCATACGCCGGACCCGGATGATGCTAACGGGAAAGACCCCGAGGTGGTTGGATATGCTGGGCCATACCGGGTCGGGCTGGTTGGATCACCGGGCGGAGCGCACCGTTATGCCATTCTGGCGGACTTTCACGTTTTCCGCGAGAAGGCTGGGGAGGTAAAGAAGCATCCCAGAAGGTCCCCAGAGTTGTGGCTGGCTGACTCGCCGGCGGACATGTTCCTAGACCCTATTGCCTTACTGGGAGCCTCGCCGCCACGACTCGATATGGGGATGTTGTACTCGGCTCAGCACAATGGGCGGGAACGCCTGAAGTACACGGCGGTGGCCCCGTCTGCCAGTTCGGTGTTCGTGCCGAAGGAATACGGGTGCAAGCAAGAGTACGAGAAAAACTTTGACGAGTCGAAGCATCCCCGGGACGAGGACGGGAAGTTTGGGGAGGGCGGTGGAGGGGGAGGTGCGGAGAAACAGAGTGGTGGGGGGACTGGGAAAAGCGACAGTAAGACATCGATAAGAGTGATTCCCGCTAAGGGCATAAAACCAGCGAAGTCTCCGCGATTTCATAGGGGGAGCCAAGAAGGTGCAATGACGGCAGCCATTCGTATGTCTGCATTTCACGGCAAGCCAGTTTATATGTACGCATCGAAAGCTGGGATTCAAGTATCGACGCAAAAGCCTTCGCAGCCCAGCGGGCAATTGGTGTCATTCGATGCAAAGCTGGAAGGGGGCAATTATGAAGTCAAGCGAACAGTACATGAATCGAGCCAATACTCCAAGCAAATCGTACAAGGAGACTATACCGTGCAAACTCCCGAGGAAATCCAACAATTGCTGGACGCTCTGGAGCAACTCGATTGGGTCCAATGGGTGAAGTCTCAAATGGTGGCGACGCAGGGCACGAACGCGACGCCCGGCCTGGAGGCTGAACTGCCCATGGAAGAGGCCATGCCGACCGAGGCTCTCGAATCCGAAGCCCCCGGTGAGATGCCGCCGCAGGGTCCGCCCGCTGGAATGGATACCGAGCCTTTAGGTGAAGAGCAAATGCCGCCCATGGGCGAGGAAGAAACAATGTCGCCAGAAGGGGAAATGCCCCAGGAGGAAATCATGCCCGAAACAGGTATCGCCCCGCCAGAGGAAAAGACAGAGAACTTCCCCGGCGAAGAGGCGAGCCCGGACGAGGCGAAGAAAAAGCTCAAGGATGCCATGGATGCAATGTCCGACGAAGAGCTTGAAGATTACGTCCGCGTCCGCAAAATCGGCCGTTACGCGGTCGAGGGCTCGGCAGACGACGAAACGTCCGGCACTCCCCCGAGTACCGGCAGTGCGGAGGTCCAGACCGAGACTCTTGGAACGGGTACGGTCGAGGAACAAAAGCAATACTCCAAGAACCAGGAGGACAACATTATGGCCGCCAAGCTCGGTCAGAAGGGGCATCAGCTCCAAGGGATGCAGGCCCAGATTGCGACACTCCAGCAGGAATTGGATACCGAACGCGGCAAGCGCGTGGACGCCGAGCGGTACGCCCTGCTCAGCGAACGCCGGCAGCACCACGCTTTCGATCTCGACGAGGCCGTAGAGCGGTGTCGGTACGGCAAGATGAACGACGAGCAGTTCAAGTACAAGCTGGAGGACATCGACACGAACTACCGGAAGATTCCGATCGGCGAGCAGCTTCCGACTCACGGCCGAGGCATCGACGCGGCTACCCGCCGGGCGACGCAGCCCGCCGAGGGAGTGGAGAAGTACGCCAAGCAAGATTCGGAAAAAGCGACCAAAATGTGTCTCGATGCCGCCAGTCGTGGCGAGAAGCTGAGCTTCGAGGCGGCCTTGGATTCGGTCCGGGAATCGCGCAACGGAGAGACTGTCAAGACCTAAGAACAACGGGGCCGAACGGCAACGAACCGTGCGGCTCTAAACGACGGCTGAACCGACTAGCTATCGGAAGAGGCCACAACCTTCGCTGCCCGTTGTGGGGGCCGCGCGACTTATAGTCGTTCGGCCCCTATTTTTTTGCTTTCAATCAGGAGAAGAAGAAATGCCTGCTGGACACTACATTGCGGGCGGGAATATCAACCCGAGCCGGTTCGTCATGGGCGAGGCAGGGACCGCCAAGACCGTGCTTCAAGCGACCGCAAACGCCAAGATCGTAGGAATCTCCCAAGAGGGTGCCCGACAGGCTCCCCTGAATGATTTGGTGACCACCAACTACGCGGCCATCGACGGCGATTCCCTGAAGGTTTACGCCGACAGTGACACCGATGTGTTGGTGGAAGCCGGTGGTGTAATCACCGCTTTCGATAGCGTCCGAAGCGATGCGGTCGGGCGTGCTGTCACTGCCGCGTCCGGCGAGAACGTCGGGGCCGTCGCACTGGAAGCTGCGGCTGCGGCCGGAGAACTGATTAAGGTTCAGATCGCCATCGTGCGGAACGCCGTGTAACGTAGGCGACCTCCGACGAGCGATGGTGTTGTTTTTTCTTTCGCAAAAGGTAACGCTACCATGCCCGCTGTATTCCCCAGTTCACATGATGCGTTCGTGCCGTCGCACGAGGCGTCGGGAAAATTGGTGGTTGATTTCTCGCGGAATCAGAAGGACTTCGCGGTCAATCAATACTGTCAAATTGTTCCGGCCGACAAGGTTGCAGGGTATTTCCTGCGGATGACCATCGAGGAGGCCGGGCGGATTCTCAACACGAACCTGCGAGATTTCGCGTGGGCTGACGGGCAGATTGCCCCGATGGGCCATGACGGAACGGAATCTTTCGAGTTCTTCAACTTCCGTTGCACGCGGTACGCTTACAGCGTGAACCTGGGCGACCTGACGATAGATCAGGCGTCGTGGGACATTCTGGCCCAGCACTCGCGGATCAAGGCCCAGCAGGCGATGACCGCCCGGACTCAGGCTGCGATCACGCAGTTCACGACGACCGGCAACTACGCGGCAAACCACGTCAAGGCCGTGGCTGCGATCACGGGCAATAGCGGGAACTGGACCCAATCCACTACCGCCCGCCAGGACATCAAGCGGAGCCTGAACGTGGCGGCCGAGCAAATCTTGGACGATACGCTCGCGGCCGTGGACATCAACGATTTGATGCTGGTCATCAACTCTCAGTTGGCCTCGAATATGAGCCTGACCCAGGAAATCGTTGACTACATCAAGGGCAGCCCCGAGGCCCTGGCCCAGGTTCGCGGCGAACTGCCCGGCGAGAACACCTTTTACGGCTTGCCGAACAAGCTGTACGGGTTCCCGCTGGTGGTGGAAAAGACCCGCAAGATCACGACCCACAAGGGGGCGACTACCGCCCGCAGCCAGGTCTTGCCGAACGCGACGCCGTTTATGTGTGCCCGGCCCGGCGGCCTGATCGGCGTCCAGAATGCCCCGAACTTCTCGACCGTGGTCATCTTCGTTCAGGAGGAGATGACGGCCGAGACTAAGCGGGATGACGAGAACCGCCGGACCTTGGCTCGGATCGTCGATACGTTCGACGCAGTGATGGTCGCCCCGGTGTCCGGAGTGTTGTTTACGGGAGCGATGTAAGCAATGGCGTCCTACGCGACTCCCAGCGATCTTGCCGACCGCTTCGACGCCCGTACGCTTCGCGATCTTGCGAGCGATACGGGCGAACAGGTGGCCGACATCAGCTCCGACCCTCATGCCCTGGTGGCCTTGGAGGACGCGAGTGGTCGCGTGGATGCCGCGGTACTGGTCGGAGGATTGTATACCACGACGCAGCTTAGTGCTTTGACGGGCAACAGCCTGGCATTGTTGAAGCGTTTGGTATGCGATCTGGCGATGTGCTACATGATGAGCCGCCGGCCCGAGCGATACGGGTCGGAGGCTCTGGCGGCACAGCACAAGGCGGCCGACGAGTACCTGGAGTTGCTCCGCAAGGGGCAGCGATTGTTTGACGTGGACGAGGCCATAGCGGCGGGACGGCCCACGGTCGACGGTCCGACTGTTACGACATACGAGACGCTGAACATGATCCCGGACCGAACCCGCAATTACTATCCAAGCCGTGGCAGCCGGTTGCCGATCGGCAGAGCATAAGGGGGGGCGTGAACGATGCCAGGCGAAGCGAAGGTAGTGAACGTCACTGGGCTGGCTACGGTAAAGGTCGGGCCCGTAAATGCGACTTCGGACAACATCGAGGACCTGGGCTACACCCGCAATGGCATAGAGTTGTCATTCCAAGGATTCTTCCTTGACGTGCCAGGGGATGAGAACGGTGGGGATGATGGACCGCCCGTTGATGTTCAGTATATGGGCGAAATTGCGACGATTCGCATGGAGCTTACGAAGTACAACAGCACGGTCGCAGAGAAGGTCTCGGCAAGAGTAAACGGCGGGTCCGCGGGGGTACCGGTGGCGGCAGGGACGTTGATGTTTGGGGACAACAATGTCCTGGCAAACGAGGTGGCCTGGCGGCTATTGATACAGGTATCGTCTGGCGTTGGAAACATGAACTTCCTTCGGGCCTTCCCGCGGAACGTCATCGAATTGAATAAAGGCACGCGATTCTCGACGTTGGTAGCTGAGTTTGAGGCACACAAGAATGCCGCTGGCGTTCTCTGGAACACGAGCACAGCATGATCTGGCCATTCAGTTTTCTGCGGGCTCGCCGCAATGTTGCACGCGGGCTGTTCCCTTACTTTGACGGCACGCGGCAGCGGTGGGGCGATCCGTTCACTATCTATCGCAAGCTGGCTTCCGGTAAGGTGAGCTTGTCCCAGATTGGCGACGCGGTTGACCGGCAGGAAGAGCCCGAGACGACGCAGGCGATCGAATTGATTTCCGGTGCGTTCGGCGTTCAGAGGTGGGATGACGAGCAACAGACTGGTTTGACCGACATGGAAATCCTGGAATTGCCGCACCTTCTGGGCAGCTACCTTGACGGCGTAAAAAAAAACACCAGCACTGGATCGACCTGATAGCCACCTACGGGCTTGAAATCCTGCGGGCCCGAGGGGCTCCTAGGCTGGACGGGCAATTGGTTCTGGCCCTTCACTCTTCGATACCCAGAACGGATACCCGCCGCTCGCTGGTGATGCTGACCGCAATCCAGGACGCCTTTGCGGGGGCTATCCCGTTGAAATACTTCCAAGTGACTTGCAGCGATGAAGAGGAAGCATTGGCCATGCACTCATTGCATAAGAGTCGGGCTGAATTCCATGCCCGCCAATCCGCAGAACCGGTGAGCGGGGGCTGATCGTATGCCGGCACCACTGGCGCCAATCTTGGCACGCATCGGGGCGTCGCTGTTCGGCCGGGCGGCCGCGGCACAGGCGGGCACGCGGGCGGGCGCCGGCATTGCAAATGCTGGGGCAAGTCTGGCGGAGCGTGCGTCCGTGCTGAAAAAAGCCGACACGCTTATGACCCGGGCGGCCGTGGCAAGCCGGCTCGGGAAAGACCCTTTGGATGTCGGGCTGAAAGAACGTGTGGCCGCGTCTGAGCAAAGGATACGGGCCAACCGGCCTCCGGCTGCTCCTCCCGGCAAGACTGAAGCCTTCAGCCAGGAGGGCAAGACGCTGGCCACGGTCTTCAAGAGAATGTCGCTAGGCGGATTCGCTCTCGTTTTCGGATTCAAGAAGTTGTTGGACGCGGTGGACGGGCTTGCGACCGGCATTCTCGAAAAGCAGCGGGAGTTGGCTCCGTTCTCAGGCCAGATAGCAAACGCCTTCGCCAAGCTGGAATTGCGAACGAGAATCATTCAAGTAAAAAAGGCCGAAGCCATTGGGGGTTCCACGGCATTGCTTGCGGATGCGATTGGAGACCTGCGGGAGGAAATCGCACCAATACGGCAGGATTTTACGACGCTGATGAATCTACTGGCAGTGGCTCTCGCAAAGTCGGCGCAAGGCTTGGCGTTCTTAGCCAAGTGGGACCCGATAATGTCTGGATTTTCTGCTTGGATGAAGCTTTTCGAGGGAAAGTTGAGCACTGAGGGCGGCCCGGAGTTCTTCAACTTCATTGCCGGCATCGAACGCGGTGGGTTCGCCCGGGACCACAAGCAGCCTCTCCGCCGCGAGCAAGACGTAACGGACCAGGAAAAACAGGACGCACAGGCCCGGGCTGGAATAGCGACCGACCAGGCGAGGAAGGAAAGAGAGAAGGCCCACAACAGAAGGCGTGCCCAGCGGATAGCCGAGATTGAGGGCAGGGCGATAAGAGGCGAGTAATGGCAACCAACGTAATCTACAACGAAGTCGAGATACATAACTGCATTACGCGGCAGTGGGATCAGCGCGTGATCTACGATCCCAGCGACGCCGATGTGGAACGACACGAGTATATGCTGTCGTTTGAGGGGACGCTTTCCGCGAGCAGTTTGAGGAACAGCGACCGAACATGGATCGATCAACAGGGCGCGACAACTCCAGGCTCCAATTCTACTGCCACTCTGTATGACGTACTGAAAAGGCGGCTTTCTAGCCCAAGAGGACATTTGCGAGTTGTCCTTGTCTCTGGCCCGGAGGCTGGCACATTCGCTGCTGGAGGAACAATAACGTCAACGATGCTTGAAGTCCGGCCGCCCGCCCCCAGTGCGTTTGGCAGGACGAAAGAGATTCACGATATTGACCAAGGGCCCAAGCCGCAAGAGGTGTCTCTGCTCCAGATCGTGAGTGACAAACTCTTTCGAGTGAAGTTCACAATCAAATGCTCCGTGCTCCACTGCCCGGGGGCTGTGGGCAATTCAGTCCCCTACGTGATTTCCAATCGGTGGTCTACTTCAGAGTCGATGGACGATAACTTCTACGTGACGAAGACCATACGAGGCCGGATGAAAGTATCGGAGCCGTTCAATAGCCCGCATGGAGTCAAAGCCCTTATTATTCCACGGTTGGAAGCCGGCTTCCGTCGCGTGAGCATCCTCATGGCCACGTCCGCCAACGGGCTGGAAGCTGACTATGAAATCACTGACCGGCAGACTCACACATCCGCCCCATACCCGGCCACCAAGATAAGTGGCACGTACACGGAAAGTACAAGCGATGGGGTGCTGTGGTTCGGGCAGGTCAACGTCAAGCTGGAAGGCTCGCCGGAAGCCAGCAAGGTGGATATGCACAGTCTGTTGATTCGGATAGTGGATGCGAAGTTGGGCATCAAGACGATGGGCGCTGAGAACTTCAATACCAGGTATCAGATCGTCAACTTTACTCTTTCCGAGAGTATCGGTTCGGAAAACACGGTCAACGCGGATGTCAGGATTCGCCATATAGCGGGGCCTGACGAAGAGCAGGCTCTTGGTTCGATGCTGGCCTTGCTGAAAGACAATCTGGGCCAGCCGTTGGACATCGAGCAGTTCGGGGACGATCCGTACGACCCCACGGTAAGCAGGTTCCCGGCAGTCTACGGGTACAACCCGCAAGGTGATGTAAGGTCTGCCGCCGGTGCCCTCACCTTGTTTTGTGCGTTGCACGACCCGTGCAGTGCCGACAAGTTTTACAGGCCCGGCCAAGAGACTCAGCCGGAAGGTGATGCAGACAAGGAAACGAAAGTAATCTCCAAGCAATACCCAGGCAAGCTGGAGCCTGCTGATTACGAAGACCCGTATGACGACACGCACAAGGAAGCCATCTATCAGCATTACGAGACGGAGACCACCTACCGAACGAATCAATGCCGAGTCCAGTTGCCTGTAGCCAACGCTGGCTTGGCAAGCACAAAGCCGACATCGGTGGTGGCCGACCTCTGCCGGCCTCAGACGACAAGAGTGCTGGTGGTCACGGCATCCCGCATCGGCAAAATGCCTGAGATACCGGAGCCGGTCGAAACCTACAAGGATGGGGCCATCACCGGCAAGCTGCTGCGGCATTGGGTCAAGCCGGTCCCCCGCAAAGCCACAGTCGAGGGTGCCCAGAAGGTCTATGAACTCGAGGCATATTACGAGTACGCTCTCGACCGGCCGCCCCTGAAAACCGAACAGATCAACGTGGGCATAACGGCCTACCTGAAGGATACGCGGGAAGACAATGCGTTTGCCCAAAGCGAAATCTACAATTCGAGGTTGAACGTATGATCTTCACAGATATGTATGATGCCGTCAATCTGGACGGATTGTTCAATATCCTTGGCAAGGCGTTCAACGCCCAGAACACACTGAACACGGCGCGCGGCACGACAGTGCCCACGGACGTGCTCGAACTGCTGGAGTTGTATAACGACAAGGCGGATGGCACCACCCTGGACCTCCAACGGACAATCGACAACATAGCGGCAGCCTCGCAGTCCTGGCAGGATAACGGAGCCCTGGCCACGGCCTTGCGTACGTCGTCCGAGAATTACATGACGGAGATCGTCAAGGCGGATTCCGAGCAGCCGCCAGCGACACTGATCGGTGTGCTGGACTACCTCATATTCGAGATGCAACGGCTTGATGCTTACGTCGATCCGTCGGTAGTTTCACTGACCTTGGCTGAGGACCCGGACGCCATCGGCAACATCGGGGACGTGGCAATACTTTACACCGAATATCGGGGTGATGGCCGATTGCTGGAAGGTGCCTTGGCGGAGGTGGTGGATATTGAAGTCACTTCGGATGCCAGTGCGACTGCCCCCGGGCTGACTTTCTCGGGCGAGCGTTCCGAGGCAAACGCACTCAGCTACCGCTGGCCGCGGGGTGCCGGGATCAACCGGACGGTCACGGCCACTGACCCGGCTACATCACTGATAAGCAACGGCACGTTCGAGACGACAACGATTGAGAACATTCCCGACGGCTGGACTATCGAAACGGGTAGCCCTGGCAATACTGTTGTCGTGACGAATCCCGAGATTCAGACCGTCGTGGTTGCCGGATCGCCGCTGTCAGGCAGCTACCTGCTGTATTGGGTAGACACTGAGGGGACGCAACGCTCTACGGTGACCTTGGCCTACAACGCCTCGGCGTCCACACTCCAGACGGCATTGCAGGCAATCCCCGGCCTGGACAGTGTAACCGTGGCCGCCACGGGCACCAGCCCGAATCTCACGCACACGATTACGTTTACTGGGGTGGCCGGGCAACTGAATCAATTGACCAGCACGAATCATCTGGTGGCCGAGGGTGGTGCCCCGACCATCACTCACGCCACGACGCGACAGGGCAACAACGGTGCGTTTCGGGGCCGAGCACTGGGCATCGTCGGCGATGGGTCTGAACAGACCACGCTCATGCAGCCGTTGACTCTGGCTGCGGAGACCGTCTATTTCTGTGCGTTTCGGTTGCGGCGAATCAACGAGACTACCGGAGGCGAGCAAAGCACGTCCAGCAGTTCATCGGTCGTGACTTCGTCCAGTTCGTCAAGTAGTACATCATCGAGTTCGAGCAGTTCGTCAAGTTCCACGGAAGGATCGAGTTCGTCGAGTTCGACTGGGGTCAGTACGTCCAGTTCGTCAAGTTCCACTGGGGTCAGTACGTCCTCATCACCTTCATCGAGTTCGCAGTCGCGCTCCTCCTATTCCTCGTCGTCAAGTTCATCTGACGTGGTTTCGTCCTCGTCCTCCTCGCAGTCGGCGGAAGAATTGCGGGTAGAGATTGTCGAGGGTGTGGACAGTCCGGCCACGCGGGATAGTGCCGGGAACGAGAACTCCCTGCGGATCGATTTGGCAGCAATAATCGACGCCGGCCATAGTTCGCAATTCTTCTCGTTCCGGTTAGCACGCGACCCAGTACAGCCGGTTTACCTGCGTATCCGATGCAACACGGGGCTGACTCTCGGTGATGCAATCTACATAGACGACCTGATTGTAATCGCGGCCACGGAATTGTATGCCGGTGGTCCGTTCGTCGGTGCCATGATCGGCAAGACGGCTGCCGTGCTCGAGGATAACTGGTCGTTGACCGTGGCCAATGATCGCGGCGGAGAAGTTCAAGAGTGGTTCCATCGCTCGTTCGATATGAACGGCAAGCGGTTGTTGCTGCCCACCAGCGGCACAAACCAAATCCCAGACACGGTGATCGCGTAACCAACGCAAAGGAGATATCCAATGTCCAGATTCCCCAGGACTGTGCTGCATGGCATCGACCAATCGGCACCGACATTCCGCGACCTGCCCGATCGGGGCAATGAGGCGACTATCTGCCTCGAAGAAGCCCACATGAACACCTGGCTGTACGATCCGGACATCGACGCCTGGTGGCCGTACGAGTACCTGGCCTTCGAGTACGATTTCGCCGAGGACGGTGGTGGCATCGGCTTCCACAATCTTGACGTGCAAGTGCCGGCCAACACGCTCGTATTCGACGGCGTGCTGGATGTGATCGACCTATTCACCTCCGGCGGGGCGGCCACCATTGCAATCGGCCTGGAAGCCCAACAGGACGTGCTGGCTACCGGCAACTTGGCAGCCAATGGCACTATCGGCCTACATGACGTGGTGCCGGTCGGTACGGCGGCAACTACCATCCGGACCACCATGGCCCGGCAGTTGAAGTTGAATGTCAGGACTGCGGCCCTGACGGCCGGAAAGCTGATCGGGTTCCTGCGGTGCTTCCGAGGGTTCGATTTAGAAGAGCAATCAAGTAGTTCGAGTGCGTCAAGTTCGAGCCTGTCGAGTTCGACGGCTTCGTCAGCCAGTTCGTCCTCTTCGAGTAGCCAGTCGCTATCCTCGACCAGTTCGGCTTCGCCATCGAGCAGCTCAACGTCCAGCACGGGCCAGAGCACCCTTAGCTCTTCGAGTTCGACGGCGGCCAGTAGTGCCAGCACGTCCAGCTCTTCGAGTTCGACGGCGGCCAGTAGTGCCAGCACGTCCAGCTCTTCGAGTTCGACAGAAGTTACTAGTGCGAGCAGTGCTTCGAGCGAGTCCTCCTCCAGTTCGAGCAGCTCGAGCACTTCGGCTCAGACCGAATTTTGACCAACGCACCGTAACATTAGGGAGTTAAGCCAATGGGTACTGTAGTTCATGGCATCGATCAGTCGGTGCCGGATTTCCGGAATCTGCCCGCGACGGGGCATCCGGGCACGTTAGTCCACCAAGAGGACTTTATGTGCTCGTGGATTTACGATATCGAGAACCTCGTCTACTCTCCATTCGAATACGTCTGCTTTGAATACGACGTAGCGAAGGATGGGGGCGGCGTCGGATTCCACAACCTTGACGTGGAATTGCCGGCCAACACGATCGTGTGGGACGGGATGTATCAGGTTGGAGTCGCCCTTGTGTCTGGCATTGATCGGACAACCATGGAGATGAAGATAGAAGAGGCTGGCTTTGGTCGCGGTGATTTGCTGTGGAGGCAACTCATCACGGTTGACGGGACGATTGGGTTGCACGACATTCGGCCGAACGGAACGGCGGCCCGCGCCATCCGCACTACGGAAGCCCGCCAGATAAAAATGGAGATTCGCGGTGCTCCATTGACGGCCGGCGTATTGAGGGGGTACATCCGATGCTTTCGCTCGTTCAGTGGGGACGAGGTGTCGAGAAGTGCCTCGTCACTCAGCAGTTCGTCGAGCACGCTGGTGAGTACGGCCAGCAGTTCGTCTGCCTCGTCATCAAGCTCGACAGAGGCGAGTTCAGCCAGTTCGTCATCGAGCAGTTCGTCGAGCAGTTCCAGCACCTCAGCCGAAACGACATACAATCCTCCTGACTAAACAGGCAGTGTCAGATGGCACGCATAGACGTAACACAGGCGACGGTCCTCCAGCGGATCGTGGAGCGGCTCAGGTCGCAGCTCTCCCTTCCCGAGCAGCGATGTTATGAGACGCTCGACGCCGACTCCCCGCTGGTGGTGCCTCCCGGCGGGGAGTTCTTCCTCACAATCTCTCCCGGGCAAGGCCGGTTTGTCGAGGGAGAGCAGGCCATCGGGAACGTGACGGAAGAGTGGACTGTCATTGTGGCCGCTTTCATCCGAATCCATCTTGACGAAGCCGGCCGTGATCTGGAGGTCTTGCTCCAGACCGGTCGGGGAATGTTCCCGATCAAGAGGCGTATCCTGGCAGCGTTGGTCGGCCATGACCTTACGGACGATAACGGGGAGACCTTTCTGCGGAATCTGCTGTACGTCATTGCCGTGGCTGCCCCTCGCGTGATCGAGGGAGGCCGGACTTCGGGGCCGCTCTCCCTCTACCAAATGACGCTGGAAATCGGCGTAGATTTCGATTGGGAACTGACGTGATATGGCGAACAATCGATGGCTCTACCAGAAGCGGTGCAGGCGGCTCTATGGAGATAGCATTCAGCAAACGCACGTTGCCCTGTGGTTCTACGAACAAATCATCCACCAGCATTGGACGGAGTGGATTATTGAAATAGGAATCGGCTGCGGTGCCTCGTCGGCATACTTTGCTACCTTGGCCTTTTGCAAAGGAATCCCCTACCTCGGGATAGATGATTTCAATGGAGACTATGAACCGCCTGTCTACAACCGGGAAAGGAATCTGGAGGTTGTCCGCCGGGTAGATGGCGGAGTGCTGAAGGCTGACGAGTTTTCCGATGAAGCGATTGCAACGGTCAAGAGAATCGGCTTCGCCGGCCCAGGATTCATTCTCTGTGATGGCGGTGACAAGCCGCGGGAGATTATGGAACTGGCTCCCCTGTGTTGTCCGGGCAGTATTGTGATCGGACATGATTGGAGATCGGAGCCACAGAAGTATAGTTGGACGGACAAGGACCTTACGGATCGGTCCAAAGTTGACTTTTGCGAGCCGTGGCACTCGAAATCAATTCAATTGGGCACAGCAGCCGCCGTTCTCCGAGTGAAGTAATGTCGATCATCTTCGCCGGCCAATCGATGCTTATGGAGGACCCCGGCGGGAAGTTCGCCGCATGGCTCGATTGGGCCATGGATTACGAGAACTTCAATCCGTTTGCCCAGCCGGTCTATCGGGTAGAAGGCCGGGACGATGCCAGGGGCGAGGATGGTGCTGTGGCTCGCGTGGGGTTGCCCGTCCCCAACTACCCGGACCCACCGCGACCTCGCCTGAATTCTCTCTATATTCCCACGGGGGCGGGCAGATGGGCCCAAGGGCTCTTTCTGTGCGACTGGAACACCCTGCTCGAAATTGACAAGGTGGTGGAGGCCAGTGACTATGGTGAAGCCACGCTCGAGATTGATGATGGCGAGACCACGCTCAGTTTCACGATGCTCGCGCTCGATCCCAGGCGGATAACGGAGTCCGGCGACAATCCGATATTCCTTCTCCCGTTGGTGGATTATCGGTGGTGGTGGCAGTGGACCGATGCAGGGAACATGGAGCCAACCTACCCTGGACCGCCCAATTTTGATGATGGGTGGGGGCCACTGATACAGTACCTCATGGACCTGGTGCGAATTCCGATAAAGGTGCGTGAGGAAGTTCGCCCGTTAGTTTTTGAGTATTTTCACGATGCTGGATTTCCCTCGACTTTCATGGGGGACTATCTAAGTCCCGATCCAAGGGAGCTTACGCGGAGGTACGAAAACTATGCGATGATATTGGATGCGGTCGCAGCGTGTGTTGGGATGCGGGTCACATTCGATCCTGCCAGCCTGAAACTTGAAATACGCACTGCGGCCACCGCCGGGGCCGTTCTGGAGGAGCAGATTACAGCGAACGCTTCGCGGGAAATCCTGCGGTTTACGGGCGAAGGTCAGCCGAGCCGCAATCTGGTCCCGGAAAATGTCCTCGTAGCCTATCCCAAGATGGTACTTGATCCGATATTGGATGGCATCTTCCAGACACCCACGGGAGACCTGTTTACAGTCACCGCTTCGGTGGATCGGTCCCAAATCGGCACCAGCTTGACGCAGCCCGGCACTCGACAGGTATTCTTCGATACGTGTTACGCTATGTATGGGGTCGGTGGTGGAGGTTATCCGTGGAATCTCCAGGAATTGATCGACCTGGCTAACCTGATCGGAACTGATTACTACGCTTGGCTCCGCAACCATTACGAGATCGCTTATAATGGGCTGGTCGCCTGGTCGCCCAACGGATTCGACGATTACGTCCTCTATGAAGTAGGAGTTCGCAATCAGGAGAAGATTGAAGGCGTCGCAGAAGACGACTTCGTGATGATGACCAAGGTGCGGTCCCTTCCGCTGAACTTTGGTTTACGCGAGCAACTTCACCAAACGTCATTTATCGGATTCCCTTCATCGTCATCATTCTCCTCGGAATCCCTAAGTTCATTCAGTAGCTGGTCGAGGAGTACATCGAGTTCGTCGAGTTCGACTGGGGTCAGTACGTCGTCTTCGTCAAGTTCCACGGTCCACAGTTCGTCGTCAAGCAGTTCGTCAAGCCCGAGTCGTTCAGAATCGTCATCGTCTTCCTCCGGGGATAAGGTGACTCGACTGGTCCAGGATGTATGCTGCGACGAATCAATTGCCGGCGGAGGCGTGATCGTTTGCTACACCAAAATCCATTGGAAGTGGGTAGGGGTTCACAAGATTTACGGCATGACCTGGGTGGAAGAGGAAGAGTGCTCGTGCATGTGAGGTGACGCCATGCGGTGCGTATGGGTGTTTGTGCCGGATGATCGCGACAGCCTGGAACCTGCCCGTCCCTTGGCTTTTCGCTGCCAAGTGTGCCGGCGGACAATCCAGATTGGACATGGCGAGTCGGCGGACGCGCTTGACCGGGCCGCGGATTGTACCGGCCGGCCCGAGGATTCGCCGCCCGCGTTTCGGTTTCGGAGCCGGGTCCGGGGCTACGTCCTGGCCATGAAGCGGCGAATGGGCTTGCTTCAGGACGAGCAATAGTGTATTTTGCTACCAATGGGGGTCGGAGGCACTGTGATGAGCGTTGACGGGCTGGGCCGTCGGGCGTTGGGTCCCGAGGATACGGCCATTCTGATTCCTGTGCGGCTCGGTGGGAGCCGTTTCCCGGACAAGGCACTCAAACTACTCTGGGGCAAACCGCTGTTCTGGTGGGCATACAGGGCCGCCAGGCAGTCGAAGGTGGCGAGCGCGGTCCGGGTTGTCACGGACTCAGAAGAAGTGGCCGATGCTTGCCATGATCTGCCGGCGGAATGTCACTATTGGCCCCAAAGCAAGCCGACTGGATCTGACAGATTAGCGGCAGTCCTGCAATCTGGGGCGATTGATTTTGCCAAGATCATCATCAACCTCCAATGCGACGAGCCTCAGATCACGACCACCGATTTGACGGTCCTCGCCCGGGCGGTGTGGGAGAGCAAGTCCGTCCAGGTGGCGACGTTGGCAACTCCGCTGAGTTGCGACAGAGACGATAGGTCTAACCCGAATACGGTCAAGGTGCTGCTAGACCAACGGGGCCGGGCTTTGTACTTCACGCGGGCAATTCTACCAGAACACCGGAAATCATGCCTTGCCCATGTTGGCGTCTATGCCTTCCGCCGGTCTGTCCTGGAAGCGTTCGGCCGATACCCTCGCGGCAACTTGGAGCAGGCCGAATCGCTTGAACAATTACGGCTCCTGGAGGAGGGTATCCCAATCCAAATCGTGGAGATCAATGGCCGTCGTCAGGCCGTGAACAGCAAGGAAGACCTGGAATGGTTAGAGCAGCAAAAGTCACCTGCGATCATCTAGGGAGCATGGTAGGGAGCCGGGCCACTGAATTCGGCCAAGAGCCTGCCTACGCTTGCGGGCATCCTGACCGCAAGGAGGTCCGGGAGGTCGAGTGCCTTTCCTGCGAACTGTTCTACCAGCAGCACAGCCAAGCTGATGGGTGCCGGCATCCCCACGGCGTCATCGTGGACCGCTACAACCGCTCGGCCGGTCTGGCCGACCTGTATTACGGGGCAAGTGCCTTTCTTCACCTTGGAGGCCCGAGCGTCAAGCAGCTCGATTTGACCAAGTTGGCCCGGCGTGGCGTGCTTTTGCTGAGTGTCAACAATTGCCCGGCTTCGCTGCCACCCGGGGTCCGGCCTCACGTCTGGCTGCATACCGACCCGTCCGGGAAGTTCCACAGCGATATATGGCGAGACCCGGGCGTCATCAAGATCGTGCCGGTCAAGGAATGGAAGTCCCGGTGGGCCGACAATGAGAAGGGCCGGCGGAAGGGTGTGCGGAAACGGGTGGATGGTAAACTGACCGCAATCGAGGGAGTGACTGCCCATGATATGCCAGGTGTACTCGGCTTCCACCGGACTACCAATTTCGTGCCCGATACATTCCTTTGGGAGCCTCATTTCGACAGGGGCAACGACGAGCGGAGTTCGACCGGCATACACAAGGGAAAGAAGGTTGGAGAGCCTAACGGCTGGCCACACACGATTAACAGCATGTTCTGCGCCGTCCGACTGGCATTCTATCTGGGCATCCGAAAACTGTATCTCGTGGGTGCCGATTTCTCGATGAAGCCAGACCAGCCGTACGGCTTCGATCAGGGGAAGCACGCGGGCGGGTGTCGGTCGAACAACTCGGCCTACACTGACATGAATCAGATGTTCGACGGGCTGGTCGAGAAATTCAAGCAAGCAGACTTCCACCTTTTCAACACCAATCCAACCAGCCGGCTCTGGACGTTCCCGACCGTTCCGTTCGATGAAGCGATTGAACAAGTGACGGGCGATTTCGAGCAAGAGCTTGACGCCAGGGGATATTATAATGACTGACAGGGCCCGACATGAACATGGATTCGAGAAGGCCCTGAAGAATCTCGTTCAGAAATTCCTGAAGGTCGGGGCGTCTGAGGAAGAACTCGAGGATAGCATGGAAAGGTTTTTGGGCGACCCTGACAATCCAGAGGAAGACGAAGAGGAAGAGTCCTCAACGAGTGGCGATTTCAATTACGGCCCATACGTGTTCTGAACAAGCGAGTTCGAGCAAACCCTAGACGCGAGAGGATATTACAATGACTAATCGGAGAGGATTCATTGGGGCAATTGCTGCCGTGATGTGCAGCCCGTTCGCAATCCTCCGTAGTGGATTCGGCCGCAAGGCTTACTTGTCAATTATGCGTCCGGAAGACTTGCACCCCAAGTGCTTTTACCTTGCGGTGTTTGACGCACTACGGGATGGTGTAGTCGAAAGGCGGACCACCGCCGCTTTCGTGGGTGCCGCCCAAGAGGAAGTAGAGGATATTGGCCGAATGGTTGTAAATAGAGGATTCGTTCTCGCCAAGCGCGAAGTGGTGGAGGGCTCGCCGCCATTGGCGGCCACGGGGAGTTCTGTCCACGGCAGTCGATTCGCCGGGGCCATCGAGCTGCGGATTACTGAAACCAAAACGGGGAAAGCTGTGGTCGGCAAGCCCGAGAAAGTCCTGGCATTCGTCGCCTGGTCAGACAAAAACCAGCGGTACGAGTCCGGTCCGAAACCGTAGGCCGGCAGGATTGTACGTCGCGAGTACGAGAACGAATTCAGACGCGCGAGAGGATATTACAATGACTAATCGGAGATCGTTTTTTGGGGCCTTGGCCGGACTGTTCGCGGGATTCACGGGAAAGGGTGCATTGGGTAAACCCGAGAAAGTCCTGGCAATTGTTGCCTGGTCAGATCGGAAGCAACGGTACGAAGGATTCCTAAGGCCGAAACGTGCCAAGGTCGGCAGGGTTGTACGTCGCAAGTACGAGAATGAATTCAGACACGACGATGGGAGCATATCTTGCAGATGGCTTCCTGTGATAATCGAGGGCGGTGGCGATGACTGATTTCGATCGCCGCTCATTCATGGGCTCGTTGGCGGCATTATTCGCGGCCTTCCGAATCAAGGGGACGCCCGAGCACGAACTCGTCAAGGCGACCGACGACTTCCTGGAGGACCCGGACTGCGAGGATGAGGTATGCAGTTGCTCCTGCTCCGGGCGCCGCTATGCCACCGGCTGTGTTTGCGAGTAAGTTCAGAACATACACCCCAAATTGCGAGGAGAATTCACAATGAGTAAACGAGAACCGAAGAAACCCATGTTGGGTACTCCCACGATCCAAGCGGCGGCCCTGAAGCGGAAGCTGGCCGACATCTACCGGAATACTGCGTTGGATGTCCGGGACACCATCAAGGTCGGAAGGTATGTGATCGTGGTCTTTCCGATCGAACAGGATGGCACTTTGGGTCCCGAGCCGGGCCTGCACATCGCGGATGCCCCGCACAACCTGTACCCGGAAATGGTGGGCATCTTCAAGGAACGGATGCAAGAGATTCTAGCTTCTCGACGCAGGCCGGAAGACGACGGCAAGGGGCCTCTGCAAATCCTGGACGAGGTTACAGCCGAACACACGCCGGCCGAAAAGAGCGAGGATGGCGACAGTGAACAACCCGTCGATCCCGCCGAGTGAAATTCACTATCACCGCTGGGGCTGGAGTCGGCACCTGTTCGTGGGCGAGCGGGTGTCGGTGTCGGAGGCGTTCGGCCTGAAGGGCGGGGCGTCCAGCCTGCACAAGCACATCCACAAGGCCAATTCATTTCTGGTGCTGGTGGGCCACGTCTGCCTGACGGATCAGGATGGGAACGTCATCAAGGACGTGATGCCAGCGGAGAGCTTTGCCGTTACTCCCGGAACGCTGCACCGGATGGAATTCCGGGAGGATTCGGCCCTTCACGAGGTCTATCAGGCCGTGGGCCCGTGGTCGATAGACTTGGATGACATTGTGCGGGAGGACCTGGGTTGGGAGCCCGGCGGCGGTCCTAGTCGGCGGCTGGGGCAAAGCCTACCTTAGTTTGCCGAGTGTTGTATTCTACCTCGAAATCGTAAAGCCACTCGACATGATGGTTTCTTCCATCCCACCACGCGACTTCGTATTGAACTCCGGCAGATCGGATGCAAATGCCTACGATGACGAGCGGAACACCGTGGGCCTCGCACTTTGATCCGACTGCGTGAACTTGCAATGTGTCCATTGTCATTCTCTCGATGGTCCTAGTCGGCGGCTGGGATAGGGAAGCCGTTTCGTCTTGTCTCGAGCCGAATCGGGCCGTCTCGCCCCGGCTCGGTCCGCCTCGTTTCGTTTCGTTTCGCCTCGAATCGCCCCGGGTCGGGCCGCTTCGCTTCATCCCGATTCCTTTTTGGCCGCCTCCCTGTCCTGCAAAATCTTCAGCGCATCCGCCATCGGCAGCCGCTTCGTGTCCTTCACCGTGGCAGCCGCAATCATCTTCTGCCCGGTCCCGTGTGAGAACACCTTTTTGGCGACCATGTTGATTGCCAGAGAGGCGTTCAACTTGTATTTCTCGTTCTCGTCCAGTTCGTCGGTCTTGACGTTCATCAACCGCTGGACGTTCTTTGTGGCCCGGCGTCGGCAGGATTTCCGCTCGCTGTCCTGTTTGGCCACGGTGGCAGGGGCGGGCTCTTTCATATAGCCTTCGCCCCGGACAACGCAGATGTTGATGTGTTCCCGGTTCTGGAGCCGTTTGACGGCGGCCGAGATTCTGCGGTATACGATCTCCCAATCCTTCTCGGCGTCCAGGCCGATGGCCTTGGCCAGGGTGTCTTTCGTGGCAACCTGCTCGCCCTTCAGGTCCCGGAGTACGCCTTCGATGACGAATACATCGGGGCTGGGCTCGCTGGGTATGCGGCGGTGTTTGCCTTGGATTAGTTCGGGCTGTTGTGCCTCAGTCACGATAGGGTCTCCTTTGGAAAAGTGTGGAAAGCGTTTCGTCTTGTTTCACTTCGCCCCGGGTCGGTTCAATTCGCATCGTATCACGTCATTCCGCTTTCGTTCCAAAGACGCGAATAATAGCAAAGCCGTTTCGTTTCATTTCTGGCCGCATCGAGTCACTTCGCTCCGGGTCGGCTCAATTCGCATCGCGTCATTTCGCCACGTCTGAAATCTCTATTGAATCCACCACAAAGCGGCCCAAGTATCCGCCGTTCTGCGGCCGATAGCGTCCGATGCCGTTGAACAAGCCGAACGCCTCGACCACCCGGTTGAACACCTCTTCGGGAATCGTGTCGTCCAGGATCGTCAGGACAAACTCTAGCGTCCACTTCTCGAAGACCGGGAAGCACCGCCAGACCCGCGTGCCGGAAGACCGCTTGCCGTCCGCGTGGCAATACACCCAGACTGAATCGCCGTCCTCGCCCCTCATCGGGACGCCATCTCGGTTCAGGAGAGTCGGCCCTTCGCTGATCGACAGGCCGCAAGTGAAGTTTTGGGACCACGTTGCGTTGCCCTTTTTCTTCAACTCCCCGCCCTTGGAGAGATAGGCGGCGGCACAGGCCATCCCGTTCAGGATGGATACAGGCGGCACGAAAACGTGTCCGTCGCTGTCAACGTGCATCCGGTCCTTCCAGACCCGAGTCTCGAAGGCCTCATAGGACTCGGCCCGCTTCTTCTCCTCTTTCAGGGCCTTGGACTGGCTGTAGGGGGTCATCGCCGTTACTTTGATCGTCGCAGTTCGCATTGCATCACTCCTTTCGGGAGTTCAGGGGGAATAGAAAAACAGCCGTTTCGTCTTGTCTTGGGTCAATTCGGTTCGTGCCGAATCGGGGCGTTCCGCCTCGCGCCGTCTCCGTTGCGTCTGAGCAAGACATTATACCACACGAAAGCCCCCATTTCCCACTTTTCTTGAAAATTCCGAAAAAAAGCCGTTTCGTCTTGTCTTGTCTCGAGTCGGGCCGGTTCGCACCGCCTCGTCCCGAATCGAATCGTGTCGGTTAGCCTCGCCTCGGATTGGCTCAGCTAGACTCCAACGTATCCACCACCCCCTCGACACTCTGCCGAATCCGATACAAATGCGGCAAACTAATCGGCGTTCCCTTTGTTCCCAAGATGTTCCGGAAAGTCTTGTCGCCGCGGGTGTCCGCCCACTTGCCGTCCTTGACCGGATTCTGCCATTTCGTGGCGCGGCAATATCCGAACTCTCTGGCCACGTCGCCGGGAACAATCTGTAACCCGCCTATGGCTCTGTGTTTGCTCGGCATGTAGTCAGTCGGATTGATATGGTAGATGCCCGGCCCGGCAGCCGCTTTCAGGGACGCGGCGTCACCCAAAGCGTGAGTCTTGGAAATCATCACCTCGCGGGGATACCAGAGCTTTGATTCCGGCAAGTCCATTGTCGCCAGAGTTTCCAGGCAGTTGGGACCGAAGACATAATCGCCGTCGCAGAACCAAACAAGATCGGCTCTCGTCCGCAATGCCGCCATGTTCCGGCCTATCGCCCGCCGGAGCAGTCGCGGAAGTTCAAGGGCATGCGACTGGAGGTACAGTGCCGGCTGGTCGCCCGGATACTTTGGCCAGCGCCCCATTTCGCCATGCTCGTTGAAGTAGCGGAGCACGTCCAAGGTCGGTCGATCGTCTGAATTCCAGAACACCGTCGCTTGGATCTGTGCCGACGGAGCCCGGTTGATTTCCAGCGACGACAGCAGGTAGCTCAGGCAGCGACTATATCGGTAACAGTGTAGAACTATCTCCAGCTTCCGCATCACCACTTCCCTTTCTTCGCGTGGCCGTCAAAAACCTCCAGGTGCTCCCGCCAAGTAGGCGTTGGCATCAAAGCGTCTTCCGGAGTGTCGGTCACCGGATAGCAATGTTTGTCCTTGAATTCTTGCGGGGCCGAGAAGATGCAATGCGGGCAGATGTGCTCGATCGTCTCGGCGAATACTTCCCGCCAGTCGCCCGGAAACTCGTCAACGTACAAGTCCTCGCGTTGGAAGACCCGCAGCATCATGGGGCACATCGAACAGAGCGAATAGCCGTAGGCGTCCAGGCTGATACCGCAGATTCGCGGCATGGAACACGGCGCGTTCGGCGTCGGTAGGCCCATATCGGTAGGCGACCAGAGTACCGGCAGGTGACGCTTTCGCTTGTATGGCTTGCCGGCCCAATGGATGTTGTCGTGAGGCGGCATGTCCGGACGTGGCAGGATGCCGTTGCTTTCTATCTTGACCTTTTGGATCAGGCCATCCTCGATGGCAGAAGCCAGAATACCATAGACTTCCGCGAACCATGGGTGGAGCAGCGGCTCCCCGCCGAGCAGCTTCAATCGTTTCACCTTGACCGGGCCGCCGGCGAGTTGGTAAACGAATCGCTGGACCTGCTCGACAGTCATATCCTCTTCTTCGCCACGGTCGGGGGCTCTGCCCATCATGCGGTTGCAGTTTGTGCAATTGAGCTGGCACCGTAGCGTTAAGTTGCACTCGACGTTGATCCTCTTCATCTTCACTTCTCCAGATCGACCCCGATTCCGTCAACTTCCACCACCGAAGCATTCCAGCCCTTGGGCAGATTCAGAATCGGTGTGCCTTTGAGTATCTTTCGAATGTCGGCGGCCAATTTGCGGATCGTGTCCCGACTGTCCTGGTCATAACTCCAATCCTTCGGCGGCTTGATAAGCAACAGTCTGATTCTGCGGGGCGGGTGTGGCATGTAGGCTTGGAACTCCACGGTGTCAGTTCTTTCCCATGTTCACGCCCGGCGGTCGCCGGATAGCCCGAGCCCACCACACTAAATCGTCTTCCTGCGGATCCAGCAACATGGGGCGGACGAAAGCCTCCACGTCGGTGTTGTTCTCGACGTGCAGTGTGACTTGGAGTGCCCGCTCTGGGTCTGAAAAGATCCCGACGATCGTTTCGTCGGGGCAATCTCTGGCAACCGCAAGGTAGACTGTTCGACTGCTCACCTTGTCCCGAAATGCTTTCAGCATGTGGATTGCCTCAGCACAAGAAATGGGGCTGTCGGACTCTAATCCCAGCGCGGGCTTGTTGTCCATTATACAATTCGTAATCTCCTCATCGGAAGGCGACAGGCCCGACGCCATCAATCCATCAAACTCCGTTCGCCCTTCCGGAGTTAGGGCTAGGGGGCAGAGAGGACGGCCGACACGGATAAGTGCGGCCATCGCCCCCAATGTCCAAACGTAGCATTCGGATGTAGTCATGCTGCAACCGCCATTTGATCTGAGTATTTACCGACGAAAAGGACCCAGATGTTTGTTGGTTCGCTCATTCCGACATCTCCCTCAAGTGTGCCCGCACAGTCTTGTCATGCCGGCCAGCCCACCGATGAATTCTTGCCACCTTCGCGTTGCACGCCGACTCGAAGGCCGGCCACCACAACTTGCGGCCTTCTTCCCGCTTGACGTGCTTGCGGCCGTGGAAATGCCAGACTACCACGTCCTCTGGCTTGCACTCCCCATGGATCGGGCTGGCGTTATAGATTTCCGGCAGTACCTTCGCATTGACGTTCGGCAGCACGAGTTGCATGGCGAGTTCGTCGGCCATGAACTGGCCCCCGATCTGCATTGTAACCTCGTGCCAGAGGGCCAGGGCGGCGTGGCCTTTCGGCCAGCCCATCACCCCGGTGTTGATCCCCGGATACTCGGCGGCGTCACTCGGCTTGATCCTTACCTGCTCTTGGCAGAGGGCCCCGATGAACGGGGAAAGATATTCGTCGTGGTCGTCGATATTCGGCTTGTGGGCGGCCGACAAAATCCTTGCCGACATTTTTCGGCCGGTGGATATCCAGGTGGCGAACTGGGTCAGCACCAGGCTCTTGCGGGACTCCTCGAAGAGCCGGTCTATCGGCTTGCAGACGATCGTGTCAGCGTCCAGGAAGATCGTCGTCTCGTACGGCGACCATTTCGGCATCGTGGATTTGGTGACATAGTGGCCGTTTCGCTGGCCAATCTTCGCAACCGACAGAGACTTGATCCCGAGGGGCTGCATTGACGCGACAAGTTCCCGTTCCGGCTCGTCCGTGCAAGCCACCGTCACGTCACCATCATAATGCTGACGGAGCGTGTGGATCGAGACGACAAGCCGTTCTGCCGCCCCCATACCGCAGAACAAGTAGAGTACGCCTTCGTTCATGGTTTCGCTTTCTGGAACCCAAACTGTCGATTTTGGAAAATGATCCGAATGTCCCGGACGGTCTCTGCCCACAGATCGATAACCGGGTACAACTCGTGCTTCCTTCGTCCCGTCCGATACCCATTGATTATACACGTCCCGCCCGGCCGCAAGAGATTCCAGGACTCTTGGAGCACTTTCTCGAATGTCGCGTGGTCCCGGTCCCCGTCGATATACACCAACGTCGGCCCATCCAAGATCAATGCGGAAACCACTGCTGGCGGCAATTGCGACAGGAAATCAACGGGGTCGAAGTGCCACAGGTCGGCATTAGCGAACTGGCCCAGCAGGTCTACCGTGGTCTTATACATGGCAGCACTGCCGCCGAAGTCGCAGGTCCCGAAATATCGGTCATCGCAGCACGGCAAGGCGTTCGCGCAGAGCCAATGGGCGTGGCTCGGATTCTGGATGCCCAGGTGCAAGCAGACGTGCGGCCCCTTCCCGGCCAGCGGGAGAAGGTGCTCGTTGAAGTTTCGCAGGACGTGGTCTTCCATTATCGCCTTCTCCTGGCTGTTGGGCTACTCGCTGGGGCCGTTCGCCTCACGGCGTATTGCCCGATTGCACGAATCGCTTCGTTGTGTCTGCCCGCGACGTATTCGGTGAATGGGAACAACTGGTCCCGAGGAGTATTCGGCCAAATCATAATTCCATATTCCCTCAGTAGGGGCCAAGCCATCGCCGAGTGGGACAAGATTTCGCGCGTGCCATAGGGCCCGTTGACGATAATTAAGTCAAATGCGGCAAGCCTTTTTCTGGGGCGGTGCTGCAATTCTGACAGGACCTTCCGGCAGTTTCCGAGTACGACTATTCCGTGCCGACGGCCCCATGACTGGTAGATTTTGGCCTTCGCCCTAGATTCGTATTCGTCCGCATTTAGACCATTCCACGTCCCAATTCCGACGTAGTGGTCATCGTTGGATTCGCGTGCGTGGAAGTATAACTGCCGTGCGGTTTCTCCGTCTCCGACACATAGTTCCAGGAATCGGACCGGTCGATATCGTTGCAGCAGGCGGGATACGGCATTGACCCATTCCAGGCTCGGCTTGATGTTCTCCCACGGCCGCGAGCGACGGACCGACTGGAGATCGCCGGCTTCATTCTGGCTCACGCTGTTGGGGCTGTATTTGGGAGCGCCGCGTCGCTGGGTGTATTCTACACCGAGGTCGATCGACTTGCCTTTGTGCAATCTCCTGGCGTTATGTCTATTCAGTTCTGGATTGCGATTGGATGTGGCGCCCCCTTGCTGTGCAATGTACATAAGGTGGCGTTCCGTGGTTTCCCTGGCGGGCTGCGGGAAATGCTTTGCCATAAAAGCGACAAAGTCCAGGGACCAATAGGACGGAAGCGTTGCGCCTGGCGGGCAGTTGCTCCAGCTATAGTAGTCGCAACCGCTGTTGATTGCATCTGACGCGCGAAAGCTGCTCACGAAAAACTGGTCATCATCTAGGTATATCATTCCGTGGTGAACCTCTCGCAAGATTCTCAGCAAGCCGCCCCCGTAGCCGACGTGCGACCTGGTTGCAATCAACAGAAAATCGTCAAACATATCGGATATCTTCAGTATTTCAGCGGCTTGCTCCTTCCAGAGTGTTTCGAGGCCGCCCGCCCCATATTGATCGAGGTGGCAGATCCAACGTAGGCGCAGTTCTTCTCGGTCCTCCATGTGATGCAAAAACGCTGGAATGCAATCTCCTATGCTCATTCGTGCAATGGCGAGCGTTCCAATGTCAAGCCAAGGTCTGTCGTCCATGATTGTCACGATCCCAGCTTCCTGATCCCAAATTAGCCTGGTTCCCGGAATTCGGGCAAGATGTAGCGTTCCCACATCTGCGGCTTTCGCCTCAGCCAGTTCTTTCGTCGCTTGCCCATCGTTACTCCTTCTTGACCATCCGCAACTCGCCGAACCTGCCCCGTCGATATTTGACAGGATGTACGACGTGCGTTGCAGAGAACCTGTCGATGGCCCAACGGGCATAAGACTCCTGCTCCGCCACCATCTCGCCGCCATGCTCAAAGCTCTTGCCCACATGCAGCTCTGCCGATACGTTCTGGCACTCCCGCAGGCACGCTTCCGTTTCTGCATCGTCCACGAACTGCCACTCAGCTCCCTCGATATCGCACTTCAGGAATATCCGTCCCTGCGGCTTTACCGCTCCCCACAGTTCGGCAAGCGAACAGGACGGCACGTCATTGAGAATGTCGTTGCCCCCCGTTGAACGGAATTGGCTGGATACGTGGCCACAGGGGGCCCCGGACAGGCCAGCGAAACCTGAACTGCCAATGGCGATTCGGTATGTTTCGATCAGGATGCTGCGAGCGTTTATGACGCACGCCGCAAATGCTTTCTCATCCGGCTCGACCGCGATTATCCTGGCCTCTGGGTAAAGGAATCTGGCCAACACGCTGAACAGGCCACAGTTTGCCCCCAGATCGATTATTGTGTCCGGCGGCTTGCACGAGCGGATTCCATAGGGATCAGGTGCCAGCAGCAGCGAATTGATTAGATGCCGATTGCTCCGAGGTGATTCCGAAAGAATCATCAGTATCTTCCCATGTTCTGGAATAGTTTGGTGCTCGGATCGCAGGGATGGACTGTGCGACCAATCGCCCGGCGTCCCATGCCCTGATTGTAACAGTAAGGCTCATATCCCATTGATTTGTATTTGTCGTCGCCTATCCACCTATCGTGCCGGATGTCGAGCAACTTAGCCCAGGCGACTTCGTCGGTAAACGTGGGAACGTGTTCCGCGTGAACCTCAATTGCACGATTGACCGTCTCCAAACTGCGGCAGTAAGTCCACGCCCCGTGTGGGACGCGGCGCATACCCGCCCAGTCGCCCCGCCGCCAGCCGCATTGCTTCCGGACGTAGATTCTGAGCGATGCCTGAAAGTCCTGGCCCTTTTCTAGCCGGCCCCAGAAATCTGCCGGCAACTCGGCGACCTGCCAGACGTCCCAATCCATCCAAATCGCAGCTCGGCCAACATCGTGAGATTCCAGGGCCATCCGAATACATTGGAGTTTCTGCCTCCAATGAGAAACGCCCCAGTTGACCTGGAAGCGACTGCGAGAATTCCTCTCCTGCCCGTCCGTCGAGTAGTTGACAATCGCGTCCGCCGAAACGAGTATCGGATCGTATCCAAAGGACCGAAGGCAATCAAAGTTTCGCTGGCCCCATGCGTAGACGAGAACGGGCGATGGCTGGAAGTCCGCCGTCAGGGCACGCTTGGCCTCGACCAATGCCGAATCGTGTCCAGCAGTGGGCCATTCGGAATCTTCGGGGGACTCGCCCCACAAACCACGGACGAATACACCGCTCATCGGGGCTCCTCTTCGTCTGGAGTGTTGGCGAATTCCAGTATATCGACTCCTCGCGGGAATCTGTGAGGCTGGCCATCCGGGCCGACGTAGCTGCGGTTGGGACCGTATTTGGCCGTGCCGGGTCGATATGCTGCACTCGTGCGTCCAATGTTTGCAGATGGCCACTGGCCCCGGGTGACCCCCAAGGCGGGATCGTAACATCGGGTCAACTCCCCCGCGTCAACGCCCCGTTTCGCAGTCAGGAACAGGACTACCTCAGTAATCCGCTTGTGGTTTCTCGGGTAATGATCGAGCATGTACTGGACAAGGTTGCGCGTCCAGTAGGATGGCACGGTCCCCGCTATCTCGCCGTTGTGCCAGTTGTAATGATCGAATCCGCTGGCAATGGCATCCGTAACCCGAATATCACGGTCGAAGAGTTGGTCATCGTCCGTGTAAAGCAGCCCATTGCGCACCTCTCTCAGGATGCGAAAGAAACTGCCTCCATAGCCGACGTGGGTTTGATTTGCAATCAACACGAAGTCATCAAAGAGCGAAGATGCCTCAACGATTTCGTTCAGTTGGCTTACCCATCGATCTTCCATGCCGCCCGTGCCGTTTTGGTCAAGGTGGCAAATCCAGCGGAGCCGGTAGTCGTTGCGGTCTGACAGGTGATCCAGAAAGGAACGAATGCACCGGCCAAGAGTTTCCCTCGCAATGGCCATCGTGCCGACATCTAGCCATGGTTTGGCTGACATTGCTGCCCCTCAAAAGTGTAATCGAACCGCCTAACATCTTCGGCGTAGAATTCGCCCACGGTGTCCCTTAGTGCTGGTGTGTAGTGTTCTTGGTAGGGTCGAGTCAGCTCTCCCTCTTCTTTATTTGTTGCAAGCCGAGCTAGTTTGTGCGAGAGAGGGGCTATGCCAAGCGAGCGTAGCATCAGGTCTATCTCATCGTGAAGCGACTCGAATCGCCCCACCCATATCTCCCGGAGTACATCTGCATCACGAAGCGAATCGTACCACCTCGATTGAGGAAGTGCCATCCATGCCCCGAAGCGGCCAAGGAACGTGCCGAATTGCGTGGCGGACTCGTCCCGTTCTGCTTCTCCACTGCACACGTAGTACGCAAAGTCCTCGAATGTTCTTAGGGCACTGATAATCGATGCGTCTAGGTTTCGTCGCCTCACGACGGTAGTTAGCATTCCGTAGACGCTCACCAGCCGATCCCAGGGATTGCGGATGAAGAGGAAAGCCGTGCATCCCTCTACCTGCTCCCGCACAATGAGCTTTCTGCCAAGCGGATCGGACAACACGTACGGCAAGCTCATGTGCCCGATATATGCAAGTCTCGGCCGACTGTAGCGGGCTGCTTTTGGCGTTTGGTATCTGCGGTTGCAATGGCATAGTGCAAACGCACCGTGCTTCCTTGATTCTTCTTCGAGTAGAGTGCAGAGTGAAGTTCCGCCCGTACGCGGGATGTGTTGGAATAGGAAGTCGTATTTCATCCGCAGCAACCCTGATTGTCAGTTCCGAGAATCCTGTCAATCTCAACCTTCCGGGCTCGGTCCCGGTTGATCGTCTTCCAGCCATGCCGATTCATCCGGACTCGATGAATTGGCTCGCCGAGACGGGCCGCACAATACCAATGGAACGTGTCCTGCGACGGGACGGGCATCCGGCCCTCGAACCATTGCGAGACGCGGTAAGCGAAATTGGTGCTGATTATCTGGCACCATCCGCAGACCCTCGGGTGACGAATCTTGCTCTCGGCCGTCTGGAGTCGCGGCAAATCAAGAGCCGGCCGGTCCGCCAACGCTTCAACAGTCTCGGCCCAATTGTCGAGCATGAGCCCCCAATCTTCGCGTCGCGGCTTCGGCTTCGTGTAGCTCCACGGTGGTGCGATGATTGCGGGCCCATCCTCGAACCAGTCGGGCAACGGCCACGGGGCACTACTGGTTGCCACAACGTCCGTGTCGATCTTGGCGAAATATCGCGTTCCGATATGCCGGGGTATTTCCTTAGCCCAGGCAGTCAGCATCCGCTCCCGCTGGTCGAGGTCTTCGCGGAAATGCCAGGGGACGATTTCGCTATGCCGGGCGTTGAACCATGGGAGCGGGCTGGTCGCCAGCGACGCAGCGTCACAGACAATCAGCCAGGGATAGTCTCGCAGCCAGGGCTTGCACTTTACCCAAGTCGGCCAAACGCCCCTGAATTGTTCGGCCGTTCGGCTGTCGAGAACGACGCAGATTGTTACGTCCATTACGACCTTTCCGCCGACTCCGCCGGCGAGTCCTGTTTCAGCGTTTCGCGGCCACACACAGTACACCGCCACTTAATCGTATTACTTGGCCCTACGGCTTTGTTGTGTACTCTCCGTCTGGCCCCGTATTTTGCGTTTTGGTATTCGGCTGCCTTTGGATTTCCAGTTCGGTCCGATTCACAGAAGCAAGACTTAATCACCAAATTGTCCTTTCGGGAAAACGCACGGCGGGCCGGAGTTTTACCGACGTGCCCTGGATGTAGAGGGTGCCCATGGACATACCCTCATCGCACGCAGGGTGCTGCACTGGACAAGCATCGTACGTCTGCTTGCCGCTCCACGCCGCCGCCGTGCTAGTTGTCGTCCTCCAAATCGTCCAGGTTCACGTCGGACGGTCCAGATTCGACGTCAATGATTGTACCAGATTCTTGCGGTTCGCCCAATTCTAGTTGATCGTCCAGCCTGACCGCCAAGGTCATTTCGGGCGAGAGATTCCAAAAGTTCGCGGCACGCCTGATCGGTGTCTTTCGGCACATTGCCGGATAGTTGTCGTCCTTCCAGAGTGGGCTGCCCTTGGCCGCGATAGCGTCGATTTCCTGCCGGCTCATATAGGTGTGGGCCAGCCCGCCACTGACCGTCTCGTACAAGCAATAGGCTCCGACCAAACGTTCCCGGACCTCGCCTGCCTTGAGAGACCTGTTTGGCGGCACGTTATGTTCGATGACCGGCCGCGATTCCTTGACCCCGACGAAGAATTCTTCGCCTTGTAACACCAGGTCGGCGCACACCCATTTCAGGAATGAATTGCGGGTAGCCAGCGTGATGTAACCTTGGTAGGACACCGTGAGTTGGCAAAGCTTTCGGCCTTTGAGCTTTCGCGGGATGAAATAGGCGAGCCGCTGTGCCTTCCCCGGAATCAATCCCATCTGAGCGGCGTGTGCGGCGGCCAGCAGTACGGACCGTGGCTCGCAATCCCCCTCCTTCAACTCGTTGGCGGCCACCACCGCACATGACGCGAACTGTTGGGCCGTGACGACCCCGGGGGCCAGCATCGAGACGATCGTTTTGATCGACTTGCGCATCTGCTCGCCGTAGGCGTTTCGGGCGGGCGGGAGCGTGAGTCCGTTAGCCATGAGTCAGTCCTTTCGGTAAATGCGTTTGACGTACTCCGGGAGCCCGCCCCGGTGAACCTTGCCGGACACGCCCGGCCAGTAGCCCGTGTGCTGGCACCTTGCGTACAACGACAATAGCTCATTGTACTGGAAGCGGCCGATCTCCAGCGTCTCTTCGTCCGCCTGAATGCAATTCACGTCGAATGGGAACGAATCCTCGACCACGCACCAAACGAACTCGCGGCGCACTCCGTCCAGAAGTTCAAGGCCGTCAACGTATAAGGCGGCCTTGGGAGCGTAGTGCCATTTGTCGATCTCGCGGCCAAAAGCCTCGTCGGTATGGCAGCCCCGCTGCACCTTTTTGACATCCACAATCATCGGCGGAACTTTGCCGCGCGGCTTGTCAATATCTTTGTCGACCCGACCTTTCATCCGCACGAGAGTCTCGTGCTCTTTCCCGTCCAGCCAGAACGTGACGGGCTGATCCCAGACGAAAGACTTCTCGACGCCGCCCTGGGAACGGAACAGTTTGACCGCGGGATGATTGACGATCTCCCGGGCCAAGTGTTCAATCCGTGCGGCTTGGTTGCTGGTGATTGTGCCGTCGGGGATTTCATTCGCCCCAGTATCGTGGGCCCCGCAAAACCATTGCTTGTCGGCAATTGACCTAACGGCTCCCTGATACTGGCACTGCTTGCCGGCATTCTTGCCGCTCTTCAGCACGGCTTGGCATTGTCCCGCTATCGGGTGCCGACCCTCGAACTTGTCTGGCTCCAGCAGTCGCGTGTGCATCGCCCTGCCGAACGCTCGGTCTTTCGATTCCGGGTCTTCCAGTTCGCCTACGAGGTAGCCGTGGAGGTGCCTGGCCGAGACGCAATGCCCGCGTTGTAGCCCTTTGGTCAGCGTTGATCCGTTGAGGCAATCCCATCCCGCATATTCGTCGAACGGGATGGCGTCATAGATTCCTGGACTGGGCGTGGCCATTACTATCCTTTCCAGGGAAAAGACCGCCCGGCCGCCGCCAGGAACTACCGGACGGAATGGACCTTAACGACCGGGCAGGTCCGGGGGGTCAACACTCAGCGGGAGAGTTGTCTGGGGCGGGTGCAGCCGGCTTCTTTTGCGGAGCAGCGAGCAATGATGACGCGACATCGCGAAGGCCATCGCGCGCCGCTTCGGCGACTTCCCTCATTTCGTTGCTTGGCTCTCTGGCGACATATTCGCACAGCACGTCAATCGCCCGGTCAATTGAGCGGAAGTCCTGTTCGGTGGCAATCACCACCGTCTTGCCGTTCGTCGTCTTCGTTTTCATCTTTCATGCCTCTGCGTTTTGGGGGTCAATCGGTTTCGATATGATCGGCTCTACAGCCGCTTGTGTCTTGATGTCGAGAAGCATCATCCTAACAAGTTCTTCGATGGCTCCATGGACTTCAGTTCCAACGTGGGCCGATTCTTCATCTGGCTGATGCGCCTCGTAATCACTCGCTACAGCCGATGCCTTTCGTAGCGCCTCTATTTCTTCCGCTTCCGCCAGGACTAGAATTTCCTGGCCATCGCGCTCGGACTCGTGGCTTATAGTCCTCATCTTTTCATCTTTCATGCCTCTGCGTTTGGGGGTTATACTTCAGCCCGGATACTTTGAGCAGTTCATTATACCATGCCCGGACTGTCCGATTCGATTTGATTGTCAACCTGGCTTTGAGCCAATCCAACGTCTTGTACGGTGGCTCGCATTTCATGCAGCGACGTACCTCAGTGCAGGACCAGCGAAATTCAAGGCTGCCGCAGGTTCCGCATGGTTCCGGTGGGGCGATTGATTCTGTGTTGCCGCAGATACTCAATTGTCTGAGTCTTTCAGCATGGCCTTCGTCGGCTTCGTCAGCCGCTTGTAGGCGATATGGGCATTTAGCCGCCGCTGGACTTCGTGCCGGGGCATGTCGGCGGGCGCCTTCTCGAACGACCGCAGAAACTTCAACTGGGCATCGCTCGGCGGTTCGTCCGCCGTCTTCGTGAACGCGGCCCGCATCTGGAAACCGTAATTGTAACACCTCGCACAGCCATCACCTTCACATTCCGTGCATCCGGCGTGTGGGGCCGATTGCCGGATGTGAGGCAGAACGAATCCTTTGAGAACCGTTTTCAGCGCCGGCACGTTGGTCGCCTCCATGCCAGGCTCTTCCGCCAGCTTGTCCAATAGCTTACAGGCGTTCGACAGCAGCCGGACAACCTCCTTGCGGTCATCATCGATCAGGAAGAAGTCAGCCTCCCAGGGCTGGCACTCTTCGCCGAGCCCATTGGTGAGCATGACCTCCTCGGAATCGGCGTCGATCACGTTATCGTCGTCGGAGTCGTCTTTGAGTACCTGCTCGGCCGCCCTGGCAATGTCAGCAGAAGTGGGGGCCTTGCCATTGCTGGCGAGGCCCTGAGCCGTGGCCCAAATGTCGGCCTGGTACTCTGGCGCGTGCTTTCCGAGTTCCCGAGCCTGGAATTCATTTTTTAGGGGTGGAACAACTGTTCCACCCTCTATTTGGGTGGCTCGGTCTATCCTCTCCTTGACTTCCCCGGCTTCAATCAGCTTTCTGGCCCAGCGGTCCGAAAAACTCCATCGCTTGTCGCAATAGGTCGGGAAGTTGTTGTATTCCGCCCGATACAGTTCGGCTTTGCGAATCTCGGCCAACGCCTGCCCCAGTTCGAACACACTGTCGAGGTTCTTTTCGATCGTTGCCTCACAGTCCGCCAAACTCCGCTTTTCCCCTGCCGTCAGAGGCACCAATTCCGTCTGAGCCATTTTTGCCACTCCTTCCTGTCATTATTGCTGAAAAAGTGCCACGCCCCCAGTATACCACATCCCCGGGGCCCTTTGTCTGGTATACTGGGGACCATGATTACGCTCACTATTCCATGGCCGCCCTCGGCCAACCGGTACTGGCGGGTCTACCGGGGCAAGCCCCGGCGAAGTCCCGCTGCCCGCGCCTTCCGGAAAAATGTGATTGCGACGGTCATGGCCGACTTGGGTCAGATCAAGCCGCTGGAAGGCGAATTGGGGGTTTCTCTCCGGCTGATTCCGCCGGACAATCGCCGGCGGGATGCCGACAACGTCCAGAAGCCGATCCTGGACGCCCTGGAGCATGCTGGAGTGTATCGCAACGACAATCAGGTATCGGAGTTGCACACGTTTCGGGGCATTCCTGAGCCGCCTGGGGCCGTTCTGGTCGAGGTCTGGCAACTGTGGGCCGACGTGCCGACTGACCAGGCCGATCGGCATCCGCTGGCGGAATTGCTCAGATTCTCGGAAATGCTCACCGATGCGGATGCGGTGCTGGGCAGCCGGGCCCATTTGGACTACATCAAGCCGGCCATGGCCTCGATGCGGCCACTGGCACGGTCGGCAGCCGAGGCCGCCGGGCGGATCGAGGCGGATCTTATCGCGGGGCGATATTCGCCGCTGGCCGATCCGCCATAACAATACTGTATTGCCTGCGGATGTGTATTGTGCTAAAATTCATCAAATCGGGGGGACGGGAGGACAGAAATGAAGTCTTTCGCTCTTACGGCGGTTGCTGTGGCGATGTTATTCGTTGTCGGGAGCCTGATGTTATTCGTTGTCGCGAGCCTACTGCCCGATCAGGACGCTCCGCTTGATTTGTCGATGCCCTTGGTTACAGCAATGGCCCCCGCTGGCACGATCAGCTATGAGGAGGCCCTGGAAACATGGAGGAAAGGACGGGCCAGTCGTGACGAGCTTATTCGCGCAGAAGACGACTGGTGGGCCCAGAGGTTTGGGGAGTTTGCTCTGGCAGCGAGCAAACAGCCAGCCAAACAGCCAGCCAAACCGCCAGCATTGCCGGGTGGGGAAGTCTCTGTTTCCGGCCCCAGCCAGGTCCAGCCGGGCCAAATGGCCGCCTTTCGGCTCGACGGGCTTCCGGCAAAGTACGTGGACGCCTTTGACTGGGTGGTCTTCCGGCAGCCGGCCGACGCTACGGTACTCGACTTGTCGGACCGGCGGACCGGGGCCCCGGTGCTGGTATTCCAGTCTGCCACGCCGGGGAATTACGCGGTGATCGCCGATGTGAATGTGGAACCGCTCAGCGATTGCAGGCTGATCGTCCACGAATTCATCGTAGGCAAGCCGAGCCCCAATCCCGATCCAGACCCCACGCCGGACCCCGATCCCGTACCGGACCCGCCGGACAGTGATATCGCCAAGCAGGTATTATCGTGGACGAAAAAGGTCGCCGGCGATGATGATCTGGTCCGGAGCGAGGCGAAGAAGTTGGCCGCGGCCTACCGCAAGATCGCGGCGGATATTGCAGCCCGGACCATCGTTCGCCGCGACGCCGTGCCGGGGGCGGTCGCCGCAGCCAATTCAGCCGTTCTCGGCACCCGGGGTACAGCGTGGCGGCCATTTTTCACGGAATATGCTGCGAGCTTGGACAAATGGGAGGGGCCGGAACGGAAAATCTCGGAGATTGCCCGGGTGCTGATCGAAACGGCTGAAGGGTGGGAGGCGTTGCGATGACAGTTGGGGAACTGCGAATTGTGCTGATGGGCCTTGATTCTGACATGGAAGTCGGAGCCAAAAATCACTACGACGACTTACTTCTCTTTGACGGGATGCCAGCGGTAGAGTCGGTCGATCATTCCGAGGCGGGGCTCCAGAGGTGGAGCGATGAAACGAAGACAGGGGAGCGGGATTGTCTCTTGTTTCGGCTCGTAAAGACAAGCGACCTATGAGACTCAGGGAAGAGGTGTTGAAATGAGCCTAAGAGCTAGTCTGTGTGCTGCCGGGATGGTCGCGTGCGGCTTGGTGTTGCTTATCGCGGTGATACCATCTGGTGGAGCAAGCGCCTGCCGGGAACCGAACCGCTGAAAATCGCAGCCGGATCGGATATGCCATGAGACTCGGGACAACAATAATCGGGAGACGCAGAATGGATTTCAACGCACTGGTGCCGACCAGCAATTGCTTGGCGAACTACCTCGATCTGAATTCGGACGTAGTGACGACTCACGGCGTCCGCCGGGGCGTTGGCCTAATGCTCAAACGCGCCTATGATCGGGGGTTTGTCGGCTGTTTCGCCGAGACTCCGGATTCGCCGGAATGGGCCCGGAAGATCGCCCAATACGAGTCTGACCGATTCCGAGACGAGTCCAGTGGCAGCTCCAGCCTCATGGAGCAGATCGGCCGAGAGCTGTACGACGGCGAGGGCAAGCGATCGGCTCCCTTGGCTCTGGCCCAGCGGTTCGATCCCCGCTGCTTGACCGGAAGCCAAGCTTACGGGAACTGCACGGCCTGTTCATGCGGTTGGGACATCGCGAACATGTTGAACGCCATCGAGGTGGCCGTCCAGGGCGAATCTCAGGCGTTTGGCGACCCGTTCGCCACGGCACTGATTTACGGGATGCGCGGCCACGGCGGCGAGGGGATGGCACTGGCTACGGCAGCCGACGCGTCTCGACGGTACGGGATCAGCCGCCGGACGGCATACGACGGCTACGATTGCCGCTCCGAGGACCGGGACGAAAGCTACGGCAACTCGTGGGGCCGCTCCGGTCCGCCGAAAGCCTTCCGCGATCAGGTCCAAGGCAAAGTCGCAAAGGTCGGGAGTCTCGGCCATATCAACAAGGCCGACTTGCGGGACTTGCTTTACTCCGGGGTGATGATCCATCATGGCGGCACGTTGACCGGTACGCGAACGGGCAGCCCGTTGGTCAGGCTCACGGGTGTCGGCCCTCACGCTCAATCGACGCTGGGCTTTGACGATACCGACGAGGCCCGGAGGCACTGCGGACTACCGGACGATGAATTCGTCGTGTTCAACCAGAACTCATGGGGCGACTACTACAACGTGTCCCGCTGGAGAGAAGACCTGTGGGGGCCGTACGTCGAGGGCACTTGGCCCGTGAAAGCATCGGACGCAGTGCGAGTCATCAATCAGGGCAGCTATGGGTACGTGCATTACGATGGGCCGAAACCGCCGCCGCTGGATTGGAGCGTGATAATTCCATGATAGATGCCAGCGGCCCAGAAGCCCAGAAGCCGCAGCGAAACATGAAGCCCAAGCCGCATGCTGCCGGTGGAGGCAATGCGTAATGACTGCCGGGATGCTTCCGCTCCTGCTGTGTGGATTGATAGTTGGCGAGCGATATTACAATCGCTTTTTTAACGAGTTGTTTGCCGAATGACTGGAGTATCCGATGACTAGCTTATTGATGACGTGCATCCTGGCGACCGGTGGCATCTGGTCGGACGCCCTAACGCCAGAGCCGGCCCAACCGACGATTTCCTGGACCGACGCCTTGCTCCAAGAGCATTCTGGCCAGCCGACGACCCGGCCCAGCAGATTGAATCACACGTATCTACACTGGGGACAATGCGGCTGCTTAATGTGCCTGGGGCAGCATCTCCGGAACACGCACGGCCAAACATTCCAGTCCGTCGAAAAGGTCGGGTATAATGGATGGAAGAACTGGCACCTGCGGCTGCACCGCGAGGGCGTCAAGCCGAAAGTGATAACTGGCTGCGAAGACGGCTTCTGTCCAGCTCGTATCGGCCAGAAACTATTTCCAATCCTTCGAGGGAGATTCCGACGATGAATTTGAGAAAACGAAGAGAACTTGGCCTGACGATTCGCAATATCGCGGAGATACTGAGGGCCAAGGATGCGACGGAGCTGAAGCAGCCAACCGAGGATCTCGCGTTGGATGTTGTGGCTGAATTGGTCAAGGCCCATCCGCAAGGCTGGGAGGACATCGACTGGGACCGGGTGATGGAATTCATCGAGAAGATCATCGAACTGATCCTGAAAATCCTGCCGTTCCTGATCTGAGGAGAATTCCATGCCGGCCGGCGACCAAAACCTAAAATGTCCTCGAGGCATACCGGGGGATGTAGATGCCCCGATTGTTGGCAAAGAAACCTGCCCGGAGGCTCGCCCCCGCAAGCTTTTGCCGGACATGGATGCGATTGACGAGACTGTGCAAGTCTACCAGCGGCTCGGCCGGGAGCTGCTGGCGTCGCTGGACAAGATCCAGAAAGCCGGCCTGACCATCACAATTAGCCCCGGCGGACCTATCGTGGTTCGCATCCCACCAATGAAGGAGAGTTGACTGTGAAGTATTTGTTGCTGATTCTCGCCGTTGCGTTGCTGGCAAGCGTGCCGGCCGGTACTGTTCAGGCCCAATGTAGTGATGGCCAGTGTGCCGTCGCTGCACAGGGCCCGTTGCTGAAAGTGGCCGTGGCCGCCAAGGCGACCGTGAAAGTGGCGCTCGCGGTGCCCGTCAAAGTGGCGGCCCGGGTCGCGGACCGCATCCAGGCTCGTCCATTGATTCGTCGGGCCAGAGCCAGAATCCACGCTCGTCCGCTGATTCGTGGCTTCCGGGATCGGCTTCGCCGTTGCCGCTGAGCCCCAGCCAGAGCAAAGCCGGCTGTCAGATTTGACACTTTTTACCTCATAGGAGACTTATCATGGTCCAAGTCGCTTACCCACTCGAATTCCCGTTAGACGAAATCCAGGATTGCATCCGGATCGTCACGGGGAAGACAATCCTGGAGGAAAAGCAACTGTTCGCCGCCGCAGCCTGGAATGTCCAGGGATTCGCGCAGAAGATGTTGCTCGGATCACCATACCCACTGCCGCCGGGAGTCCAAGAGCCTGGGGTTTCCCCGAGCAATCACGACGACCTCCAGAAGCTCCGGTTGGCCTTGATGACCGTCGATCCGGCCGGGGACGCTTCTCAATCGCTGCCGGCGTGGTTGATGCTGCTGGTCGAAATCCTTATCAAAATCCTCTCGGAGTTGGGGGAATAAATCCGTGTCCGCGCCATTGATCGACACCACCGAAGCCGCTCGGATGCTCGGCGTATCAGCCGATCTGGTCCGTCGGTACTGCCGGGACGGCCGGATTGACGCCCACGACATTGGCGGTCATTGGCTGATCGAGCCGGACGAGATTCGGCGATTCGCCCAAATTCCCCGGAAAAAGGGCTGGCCGGCGGGAAAATCCCGGAAGCCGAAAAAGTCGCGACGTAAGTAGTTGCGTGGCAACAAGATAAAACTTCGATAAAGAGGTTGACAGATTCCGGCCGATACGCAATAATGAGCATGTGAGGTGAAGCACATGAGCAAAACACAGCAACAACTCGACCAGCCCTGGGATGCGGTGTCCTTCACCCGCCGCTCCTGGGGCTGGTCTATTTCGTCATGGCGGTGAAGCCATGTTTGAGTACGACCGACAAATCGCCGCTAAGAAGACAGCCTCAGCCCGCAAGAGTTGCGACAACTGCGGCCGGGAATTCCGCTACGGCTACCGCGGACTCGGAATGGCGACGGGCGGTGGCTGGTCGGCCAAAGGGATCATTTTCTGGATTTGCCGCCGGTACTACCATGTCTGTAGCGATGGGTGTGCCGACGCCATCGAACATTGGGTGAACGACGAAGGTGTGCCTAAGGCGCATGCAGAGGACCAGTCCAACCGGGCCGCCGGGTAGTCGGGCGGCAACATTACCAATACAGGAGCCCGAGATCATGCGACTGAAACCACCAGCTTGCATTGGCTCTGGCCCGTGGGATGATGCTAGAGACGATGCGGAACTTGTACATTCCGTCCAAATCGAGCTTGATCTAATCAAGGAAGGGCAGGAGGGGACGGCTGCATATACCCGCCGCGATGTCGCTGCAATCAGACGATGGCTGCAAAAGCATGGTGCAAAAGTTGGTGCCTAATGACACGAGGAGTCCAAGATGAGCGAAAATGAACGTCGAGCCCGTAAGTTTTGCCACCAGTACCGTATAGGCGTGTCCGCCGCCTTCAGGGGCGATAGGTGCCCAGAGTTGGGCAGTGAGTCAATAAACCTACCCTCTAGCTGCCCGCGATGTGGAGCCATTCACGGCGACCGCTACCGGGTGACCCTACATCGTATTGGCGGCGACCGTACGCCAAGGTCTATCAGGTTTGATGTCTGGGGCAGCCGATGCGACGGGCAAATGGGTAAACGACCAACAACGTATGGTATCCTGACTTCCGTTAGCTCCGACGCCCATTGCCCCGACACGCTTGAAGAGTTTTGCGAGGATCATGGGTATAACGCGGACGATTGCAAGGCCGGGGCCATCTACCGCCGACTCAACAACTTTGCCGCCAAGCTCCGGGCGTTTTTCACCGAGGAGGAACTGGAGGCACTGACGGAGATCCAATAATCCCCTACTATCTTGGGCTCTACCGTCGGCCATGGCCGCTTGTCGCGGCCGTGGCTGGCGGGGAGTTTTACGAGGAGAACCTAAAATGAAGGAGTTGACACCGGCGCTGCGTCGCACGCATTGTGACCACACTATTGAAGTCCTGGCGGGGGACGGCAAACATCCGATAACGATTTGCCTGGAAGCAGTCAAAAGGTATTGGCACGT